ATATGAATATATTTATATATTCATATATAGCAATCAAGCCACGCGCGGTAAGCACGTGTATGCGTATATGAGCGTATGCGAATATGCGCGTACACGTGCTCGCGCGTTAAACTATAAGGGTTATTTATAACCCTTATAGCCCAGATCGTAAAGCTAATAATAGATATAATCTTATACATATAAGATCATATAATCATGTATATGATTATACTAGCTCTTATTTAACTGCGGGCGCGTGATTCCTGTATGCGCGTCACGCGTACACACGAGGAGCCGTTTTGATTCAAATAAACAGCCTCATCAGCATCATTACTTATATCTCTAGCTTTATCATCATTACTATTCTCAAAGACGTGTAGTCCCGAGTAGTCCCGAGTAGGCCTAGAGAGAATCTCGTAACGATGCCCAACCTGAGCAGGAAAAACAAATAAAGGCAGATAAAGATAAAGAAGAATATCGTTATTCATATATCATCTAAATCTTCATCTAAATCTAATACAAACCATCATCTAAATTCTAATCTAAATCTACATTTATCTTCCGTCTATAACACCATCTACAATATCATCTACAACAGCATCTATATCGTAAACGATATTGACCGATTCGGCAAACAAGGCTCATATTTGCCCTCTGCTGCATTATTTTTGCCTTAGCCTTATCATTGGTCTATTTCAACATTTGAATGCAGCAGAGGGGCGGAAAAGTGGCAAAGACGGGACGTTTCGTTTCAACATACCCTCGGCGGTTTCGCATTTGCTCTTTATCGGCATATCCGTGCCGATACGCTCTATCATCGGTCGTATCACCCGTTGTATCATCGGCTGTATCATTCGCCCTATCACCTTCGATAAGTTCTTCATTTACAGCTTAATAGGGTTGTATCATCTTGTATCATACTGTACGAAAATTGTCCAAATTTATTTGGACACGTAATTTGCAATCGCTATTTTTGTCCTATGGAATCAACCAGAACTCCTATCGTGGCACCTCGGCCACAATTTGTCCCTAAGCCTTCAAATACTCATTATCGCAATAATGATCTTTTGAAAGCTGTTTATGATGATGATATTGTTAATGTTAATCTCTTTAGTGATAATAATTATATCAATGAACTTCATAATACATTTAAGGTTTCAAGAGATACTCCTATTGAAGAAGCTGTTGTTGTTTTGGGTAGAGTTATTGGTTTGTCTGAAATGGCTATTAAACTTCTTATTATTTTTAGTCGATTTAATTTTATTGGTATTACTAGTTTAATGAAGTCTGCTTATTGTGCTTATTATTCTGTTAGTACAGTTTCTTATTATCGTCCTTATAGAGAACTTGTACATAAAGGTGTTATTTATAAATCTACTGGTGATAAACATCGTGGTAAAATTCTGCTTAATAAAAAGTATGCTGATATTCTTATAAACAAACAGCGTAATGACAAGTTCGACACAATCGTGTTTAACCTCTAAAACAACCTCCAAATATGTATAAGTATATTTCTCAAGATAAAACAATCAATGCGGACCTTCCTACGACTATTGAAGAACTTGTCAAAGCTCTTCCTGAACTTACTTCTCATATTGATCTTGACGATCATTATTGTATCGTTGGTCTTTGCTATAAGGCTCCTATCTCTGGTATTGCTAGTAATATTGATAGCGGCGTTAATAGCGATATCGTTGATGTAGTTCCTGTTCTTGCTAAACTTTCTCCTAATGAAGATGGTTATCTTAAAAATCATCTTTATCATCGAGTTGTTATTGATAGGACTTCTATTGAACGTGGAGTTCATTGTGCTAATCGTTCTGTTCTTAATTATGAGAAGATTATTGGTAAGGTTCGTGATGAATCTATTAAACTTTATATGAATAATAAGAATAATGCTGATTTCAAAAACCAGATGCAAAATCAATCTTGTTATTTCGTAGAGTTCAAACTTGTTCCTGTAAACTTTATCAATGCCGTTTATAATGAAGATGATTATGTAGATCCTTTTGCTTGTGTTGAATAATGGCGTTATTCAACTTCTCTGCTGTTGCTGTTGGTGGTAGAAAAACTAGACTTAGAGGTGGTACTGCTAGAATTAAAAAAGATGATGGTCTTAAAGCTGGTGCTTTAACCAGAATCTTTTATATTAGACCTTCTATTGATACCAACGGCATTCTCAATCTAATACATGGTGAAGATGAAGATAATGATGATAGATTTATTGATTCTCTTATTGTAGATACTACAGAGAAATTCATCAAAGAATGTATTGATAATGGTGAATGTGTTTCTATTCCTCGTATTGGTAGAGTTCGTCATAATCTAATTGAGAAGGAATTTAGAACTAAACTTAAAGCTGTCAAGGCTATTATAAATACTGGCAATAAAGAACTTATTAAAGATTATATTAGGTCTACTCGAGAAGAGACTATTCATAGTGTTAATGCTAGACTTGATAGGCAAAATAGATTCAATAAAGCTATTAAGACTAACCAAGAACTTTACAATACTCTTTATCGTACAGTTGGTAAGCCTTATGCTAGATTGAAGATTTTCTCAATGCTTCGTATGAGTTTTATTCCGTTTAATCAAGAAGATGAAGACCATCTTCAAAAACTATATCAACAAGATGATTAAAGTATCGATAGAAAAAATGCTGACGATAGATGAAACTGGTATGCCTAAGCCGCCATCTCTTCGTCAGATTATGGATAAAGATGTTGCTCTTCTTTGGCAAAGAGATACTACTAGTGATAAAAGAATGTATGTTGCTGAAGTTGGAGTTATTTATTATTTAGGAGACCCCAAAAGTCCTGCAAGACAACAAGGTCTCAATGATAATGAAGCTCTTCGTATGGCTATTGATAATTTTGATTTACCTGATAATTATAAACCAGATGCTCTTGTTAAGAAACTTATTGATAAGTATTATCGACAGAATATCACTGAAGCAGGTATTGCTCTTGAAGCTCTGAATAAATCTATTCATCTTGTTAGCATTGCTGCTACTAAAATCAATGATGTTCTTAATGCAAAACTTAATAGCATAGAAGAAGATAGTATTACCGAGATTCTTGCTCTTATGGATTCTGTTAGTAAGCGTATTGTAGAAATCCCTGCGCTCACAAAAGCTCTGGGTGTTGCTTACGATAATCTTCGTAATGAAGAAGAAGAATCATACGCTAGAGGTGGTAAAACTATTCTTAGTAGTATGAATGCAAACGACTAAACCTCATGTATAACATCAATCCTGTCTATAAAGATATTAGACTTTATTTTGATGAACCTGAACATAAATATACCGATAGTTTGGGTAATTCATATAAATCTACTACTACTCTCTTACACGAGTATCAACCTAAGTTTGATAAAGATTATTGGCTTAAAAAGAAGGCTAAGGATTTGGGTATTTCTGCTGCTCGTTTGGAGAAACAATGGCAGGATATTACCAATGAGGCTTGTGAACGTGGTACTCGTATTCATAATGGTATTGAAGATGGTATTCGAGATTTGTCTATGTTTTATGACGCTGTTAAACGTATTCGCAATGATAATTCAATGATTACCGTTGCGGATATAAATGATATTAACGACAATGTCAAACCTCTGGATTTGAATGCTTTTATTGAAGCTACTCATAATAAATATCCCGATGTTTATAAAGTATTTGACTATTATATATCCAATGGTTATAAGATTTATTCTGAAATTGGTATATTTCTTCCTCATGTTCTTATAAGTGGTACTATTGATATTCTTATTCTTAGGGAAGACCAATTTGTAATTGGAGACTGGAAAACTAATCGCGGTGGTCTTAAATTTGAATCTGGATATTATAAGAAAGATAAGAGTACTAAGCCTCCTCAAACTACAGATATTTGGGTACCTAAAACAGAAGGTCTTCTTCCTCCTCTTGCTCATCTTCCTAATTGCAATGGAAGTATTTACAACATGCAGTTGTCTGTTTATGCTTTCGCTGTTGAAACTATATTAGGTATTCCTAATGCTGGACTTTGGCTTTGTCATATTGATTCTGATTTTGTTCTTAATCAATACGGAATGCCGAAAAGATTTCCTGATGGTCTTTATCATATTAAAAAGAATCCTGTTGAGAGTACTACTTTGTTTAAGATGAAGTATCTTAAAGATGAAGTAGTAGAAATCTTCAAAGACCGTCATAGAGAAATCGCTGCAACTCAAGTAACATCTAAATCACTATTTGACGAATGAATAAACTAGTAATCTTTATTTTCCATGTTGTTGTGCTTTCTATTATTCTTGTAGGCATTACTCAATGTTTTAATTACAAGAGTACAGCCTCAACTAATAACATGGATTCTCTCCCCCGTAGAGATACAATCATTCTTCGTGATACTATTCACATTAAAGATACAGTTAGAATTTATAAGATTGTTGATAATACAGATACCCACGCCGTTGATTCTCTTGTTCGTATTAACAATGAAGTTAATAAAGAGAATATCGTAATGAGATATAAACTTGAACGTATTAACCAATATGTTCGTATTGCTGGTAAGGGTCATAATAGTAAATTCCTTAGAGGTTGGATTCTTCGAGTTCTTAATCATTAAATATAACATTAAATGGAGTTCAAAGAAGCATTTGATAAAATCATTGTTAGTGAAGGTGGTTATGTAAATGACCCTCATGATAACGGCGGAGAAACTTTTATGGGTGTTGCCAGAAAGTTTAATCCTAATAATAAACTTTGGTATTATGTAGATGAAGAGAAGAAGAAAAAGAGTGGTGGCAATAAAGCACTGACTGAAAGACTTAAAGCTAATCCAGAAGCTGTTAAATGTGTGTATCATACATATTACAGATTGTATTGGTTGCCTCTTCGTCTTGATGATGTTACCAATGATAAACTGCAATACCAGATGTTTGATGATGCTGTGAACCGAGGTATTGTTGCCGCTATTAGAGCTGTTCAACATGTTGTTGGTATGACTGTTACTGGTCGAATGAGTGATGAACTAATTTATAATATCAATAATTATCATGCAAAGAAATAAATATAGAGAAGACATCATCAATACGATTATTGTTGTTGTTTGTATTATTGTTTTTATTGTTGTTGGTTATGCCAGCGATAGTTGTAATAATGGTTCTTCTGGTTATGAGGGCCAAACGTTACAAGAACAACAGAAGGACTACTCGGGACTACTAGAGCCTACTATTTCTAAAGACATTGATACCAATGAAGATTGATTCAGATTCAAACACCCAGTTAGTACTTGGTGTAATAATTGCTTTTATCTTAATAGCAATTTTGGCTACAATACTAGATAAATGTACTAGTGATAAAACCAATGATGCTAATTCTGCTATCGAAGAAGTTAATCATGTTGTTATTTCTAATAATAATAAAGTAGATAGTATTAAGTATGATATTGTTATTATCAATAAAGAGAAAAATGAAGCAATTAAGATTAGTCGTAATCTTAGCGATTCTGCTGCTGTCGAATTGTTTAAGCAGTTGGTCACGGAGTAGTCGCGCGGCAGGTGTCGAGATGAGCCATGTCTCTACGGGGGAGGGCGTTAAATCAGATACAATTTCGACTGTCTCTATTGATATTGCTATGATTAGAGCCGCTAATGAAAAACTTATTTCTTATTATTATCTTCGTAAAGAAGTTAGTAAAAAGGATTCTATCATAATCATTCAAGATAAAACTATAAATGATATTCGTAATCTTATGATGAAAGCTGAACAGAATTATAACCGAACTCGTGTTATAAATGAAAAACTTACCGCACAATTAAGCGTATATAAAAAGCAACAACTGTATCTTGCAGGTATTTCTGTAGGGGCGGTTGTTGCTTTGCTCGTTAGTATAATACATAAGTAATCTATGGCAGCTACTAATTATCCTTTTCTTGATTATATCAATGAAGATAAAAGCAAATATAAACATGCTAAAGATTGTGGATATGTTGATGATGATGATTTATTTCTTATTGGTGAAAGTGGCGGCTTTCTTCTTAATATAATTCCTGGTGCTAAGTTTGTTAATACTGAATTGTTTTATGAATGTGCTGATTATTATAGAGAACATGGTGTATATACTAGTTATAAAGTAGATTCTATCCCTCACAGACAATTTAGAAAGAGAGAACAACATCGTCGTAAGTTTGGTTATTCCGCGCCTTGTCTCCAACTTCCCGACGGAACTATCAAGAATGTTCGTATTACAGGTCATCATTATAATTTCCTTAATTATGTACCTATCGAACAACTTGATGAAAGTACTATTAAGCGTGGCTCTAATAAAGCTACTGCTAAAAAGGTAAGAGATTTTCCTAAGTTTTTTGATGCTCAATTTTGGACTTTCCATATAATGGAATTTGCTGTTAATAATGGATTCCATCTTATTATTGATAAAACTCGTCGTGGTGGATTCTCTTATATAATGGCATCTAAATCTTCTAATACTGTAAATTTATATGCTAAGAAAGTTGTTATTCATGTTGCTGCTGATAATAAATATCTTACTACTACTGGCGGTCTTACAGACTTTGCAGTAAACAATCTAAAGTTCTATGAAGAGAATACTCCTTTTGTTCGTGGTGTTCTTAGTTCTGTAAAGAAAGACTTTAGACTTGGTTATAAACTTACTAATGGTGTTGAAGCTGATAATTCTTGGGGAGCTTCTCTTATATCTGTTTCTGCTAATAATAACCCAGACTGTGCTATTGGTAAAGATGCTATTGAGGTTAATGTTGAAGAGGTGTCTACTATGACCAATTTTGATGAGTTTCTTACTGTTACTCAACCTGCAATGACTACTGGTTCTTATACCACAGGTTTTCTTTGTGCTTGGGGTACGGCTACTTCTGGTAATATGCAGATGTTTGAAATGGTATTTTATGACCCGAAGTCTTATGGATTTATGCCTTTTGAGAATGTTTGGGATAGAGATAGTCGTGATGAGGTTTGTGGTTTCTTTAAGCCTTATTGTTGGGGTCTTCAAGGTGAGATAGATGGTATTAAAGGTGTAGATAAAGATGGTAATAGTAATATGCTTATTGGTCTGGAAATCGCCCGTAGAGAGCGTCAAGATAAAAAAGATAATGTAAAACGATATAGTGATTATATCAATTATCTTGGTCAATATGCTCTGTTCCCTTCCGAGAGTTTTAGTAGTGCTTCTGAAAATATATTTAGTTCTGAAGAACTTACTGCTTGGGAGGATAGACTTCGTGTAGATACAGATTTACATTTCTATACTGATGGTATGTTGAGTATGGTTAATAATAAACCTGTATTTACTTCTAATAAAGTTCTTGCTAAGGCTAATAAGAAATTCTATGATTATATTGAAGGAGTTCCTCGTAAGTCCCATGAAGATCCTCATGGTTGTATTAGAATGTGGTTTCCTCCTGAATATGTTGAAGTGGGTAATCAAAAGATTATTCCAGAAGGACTTTATAGTATTACTTATGACCCTGTTGGAGTTGATAAAACTAAAGAAGAGATTACTCTAAAACATTCTCATAATAGTATTAAAGTTTGGATGAATCCTCACCCTCTTAATGGGTTTAAGCAGAAACTTGTTGCTAGTTATTATGGTAGACCTGATACATTAGCTGAAGCTGATAAGATTTGTTATTATCTTGCTGTGTTTTATAATTGTGTTGGTACTACTAATGTAGAAACAAACCGAGGTGAGACTGTTTCTAACTTTAGAAAATGGAAGGCTCTTAAGTATCTTTCTTATGAGCCTATATTTGTTTGGGATAATACTAACAAAGAAGGTGTTAGTTCTACTTACGGTTTTAATATCAATAATGTTAATAAATTAGACGCTGTTCGTCTTACTAAAGAATTTCTATATGAAGAGATTGGTAGAGATGAACATGGCAATCCTATTAGAAATTTTCATCGCATATACGATTATCAATCTATTCTTGAATTAAAGAAGTGGTCGCAGAAAGGTAACTATGATAGAGTTTCTGAAATGCTTCTTAGAGGTATTGAATGGAAAGCTATGAGTCTTCGTAATAATAGAGAACTTGATCATCGTAAAACTCTTGATGGTTCTAATCTCGACGAACATGATATTCTTAATCGTCCATGGTTTTAATAACAATATAAACAAACAAATATGTCACTCTCTATTATTTTGAAAGACCAGGAGTTTCCTAGACAACGTATTCCCAATAGTCAAAAAGATGATGCTTGGGCTGCCGCTTGTTGTGATTTTGTTATCGCTCAAGGTATGGCTTGTCGAGATACTACTGAATTAGATAAACGATATAGTATTCTTGCTGGTAATATTCCAGACGAATACTATAAGAAAATCCTTAATCCTTATAATGCTACTAAAGAAGAATATAAACGCTTTCCTGCTACTCTTCGTAATTATGATTTGATTAAAGGTGTTATTCGACGATATGTAGGTGAATATATTAAAGCTCCTAATTTGTTTATTGTTGGTGCTAATAATCCAGAAGTAATGCTTGCTAGAGATGCTAAACTTAGACAAGAACTTTATGAGATTGTTCAGCAAAAGATTGCTGCTAAGATTGAACAAGATTATCAGCAATATATTGAGAGTGGTGGAGACCCTAATCAATTTAATCCTTCTGAACAATTTGATGCTGAGGCTTTCATTAAAGAGTTTAATGAGAACTATGTAGATGATATTTCTGCTCAAGGTCAAGAGATATTCAATGTTATTAAAGATATTACTAATGATGAATTGTTTTATGCTCGTGCCTATTTTGATTATGTTACTTTCGGTGAATGTTATACTTATGGTGATGTAGTCGGCAACAAACTTATCAAACGAAATATCATGGTTGCTGATGCTTTTCCTATTATTACAGATGAACAATTTAGAGAAGATGATGATATGTTTGCTTGCCGTCGTAAAATGACTTATCAACAAATTATTGATGAGTTTGATGAATATCTTGATGATAAGCAATTAGAGTTCCTCAATAAGTATTATGCTACATCTTCTGTTTCTAATCCTGGTTTTAGTTATTCTATATATGAAAGTTATTTTCCTGATGTATGTAATAAATTTGATGATAAAGATAGAGAGTTCTTTAGAAATAAGAATGCTATTGAAAGAGATAATTCCACAGGTCTTTACGATGTTTGGCATGCAGTTTGGAGAGGAGAAGTTCGTAGAGCTGTTGTTAGTTTTGTAAATGAGACTGGCATGTTAGACCAGCGTATTGAGGAAGATGGATATAAACTTAATAAAGCTGCTGGAGATATTAAGATTGATTATATCTATGAGCCTCAAGTTTATGAGAGTGTTCGTATTGGTGGTCGATATGATGCTATTTATCCTTATAAAGCCAGAGCTATTGCTTATAACCGCGGCGGTAAACTTCCATATAATGGTGTTAGTGAATTACTTCCTGGTTTTGGTAGGTTCTCTATTATTGATATTATTTCTCCTTATCAAGTATTTTACAATATAGTTGCTTATCATAGAGAAATGGTTATCGCTAAGAATAAACTTAATGTTCTTATGATTGCTAAATCTCTTTTGGGTAAGAACCCAGAAGATACTCTATATAAAATGATTGCTGATGGTGTTCTTTATGTTGATGATACTGACGACCACGGTATGTTGCGTATGCAGCAAGTTCGTTATCTTTCTAGTAGTATTGGTGAATATCTTAGAGACTTATCAACTCTACTACAAGAAATTGAGATGTCTGCTAAGAATGCTGTGGATATGACTGCACAACGTTATGGCGAAATTGCCAACTATGCTGGTAAAGCTACAACTCAAGAAGCTGTAATTCGCGGTGCTATGGGTTCTGTTGTTATTGAATTTATTATGAATATCCTTAGAGAAAAAGATTATGCTCGTGATATGGATTATTCTAAACTTGCTTGGATTGATGGTTTAGATACTTCTTATAGAGGGGAGCACGCCCAACTAAAATATATTAGTCTTGATGTTGATAAACATGTTTACGCTGATTATATCATTCGTGCTAAGAACTCTGCTATTGAACGAGAGAAACTTGAATCTATTAAGCAGTTTGCTTTTAGTGCTGCCCAGAATGGAGATATGATGATGTCTATTGCTGCTATTGAAGGTGATAATATCTCTTCTATTACAAAGCTCATTAAAGAGTTTAATGCTAAGAAAGAAGCACAAGAAGAGAATCTTCGTCAGATGGATCAAGAGACTGCTCGAATGAAGCAAGAATTTGAACTTCAAAAGATTGCTGCTAAGGGAGAAGAAGACAGAAAGACAAAAGAACTCGAAGGCTATATCGATTCTCAAATTGAACTTATTCGTGCTGATGCTAACATGGTTAGTTATCAGAATGGTATCGATGAGAGTGTTAAGAACGAAGGTATCGATAGACTTAACGACTATCGCTCTGATGTTGAAAAACAAAAGATTCAACTTGATAGAGATAAGACTATGATTGATGCTTACAATAAGAAGAAAGATAGAGAAGTCAAAGAGAAAGATATTGATTCTAAAGTCCAGATTGCTAGAATGAATAAAAACAAGTATGATTTCAAAGGTGGTAAACCTAATAATAAGACTAAGTAAAATATAGACGCTGATTATAGTAATTGTGTATGAAAAATCGCTTTATTCGTTCGTGCTTATCGGCCGACGAGTAAGGCGATTTTTTGCGTGTAAAACCGTCATATTTCGCCTACAATCGCTTGATTTTTAGTGGCCTTACGCTCGGCAAGGTCGGGAATCGAACATGCCTCTACGGGGGAGTATTTGAAAATCAAATATCATCAAGAGCAGTATATAATATCGCGCGTTATATGATTTATTGTTGCTGTTATTTTGGCTGATGATTGATTAAGATATACATTTGCAAAGTAGTACTAATCAACTAATAACACTAATATGCCTACATTTGATTTTGGTCTTGGCTCTGACAATAATAGTGGAAACACTAATGAGCCTATTAAAGAACCGACTACTAGTCTCGATGATGTAAATCAAAACAACAATGCTAAAGAACCTTCTGTTCTTAATTCGGAAAATAACAATAATATCAACCCAAAGGGAGAAGAAAGTGATAGCTTGGATGATAAATCAGATAAACCTAACGGTGATGGACAATCTGATGATTCATCTCTCAAAGAAGGTTCTGTAGTAACTGTTGGTGAAGATAGTTATACTGTCGATGCCAATGGTAATTTGTTGGATAAAGATAATAACATCTTTAAGTCTAGTAACGAAGTTGCAGAATGGTTTGCTCAATTTGAAACTGTTGATGATGATGAAGATGCTGATGCTATCAATTTGGCTAACATTCAAAAAGCCATCGGTATTGACCTTTCCGATGAAAATGGTAATCCTGTTGAATTTGAGAATAGTATTGAAGGTATTAAGTCTTATATTAACGGAGTGGTTGAAGCTAACCGCGAAGAGAATTATAGGACTGCTTTTAATTCTATTCAACAGCAGTATCCTTTCATCGATGATGTTATCAATTATTGGGTTGCTAATAACAATTCATTAGAAGGTTACAATGAGATTCCCGATAGAAGTAAAATCGAGGTAATTCCCAATAACACCGCGCAACACGAAGCCATTATTCGTCAAGCATGGGCTGAGAGCAAACGTCCTGGTAATATCGAAGATTATCTTCAATACCTTAAAAGCAGTGGTAATCTAGAAGCCGTTGCTCGTGATGAGCTTAAAGGTCTCCAACAACTCGACGCTGATTATAGAGAACGTATTGCTCAACAAGCTGAAGAAGTAGAAGCACAGCAACAGCAATATATTGCCGAATATTGGAAATCCGTACAAGATATTGTTCAAGGTGGTAAAATTGCAGGATATGATATTCCCGAGACTATTTCTGTTAATCGTGATGGTCGTACTATCGCCGTTGGTCGTAATGAGTTTTTCAACTATCTTTATCAAGTAGATGGTGAAGGCAAATCTATGTATCAGCGTGATATTGAAGCTACTGATGAAACAGCACAGCTTCAAGACCAACTTCTTCGTGCCTATCTGATGTTTACCGGTGGTTCTTATGCCGACTTGGTTACTATGGCTGACAATAAGAATAAAGTAAAGCATCTTAAACTTACAGCCAAGAATAGTAAGAAACCGAGCATTCGTATCAATCGTAACAATAGTAATAAGCCCAAAGATCTTGATTTTGGTATTTAATTACAATTAAACAGAATTGCTCGTATGTACAAAATGCGTGTTCTCTCTCGGGGCAATTATGATGACCGAGGGTATTCCAATGAGGAAAGTATTGCTGCTCTTCAGCTGCAAAAGCCAGTTGAAATCAATACTTTCCTTACTTATAATTTTGGTATGGACGACGACCGCTTTCCTCTTACCTTTCTTACCGAAGGTCAAGGTACAAGTGGTGTTGTAGATATTGACACAGTTCAATGGACTTGGAAGACCATGGGTCGTCTTAAGTTTACTGACTTTGTTACTTATTTCAATCCTGCCAATACTAAACCTGGACTTGGTGGTGCTGAGTTTGAAGTTCACTTCTCTACTCATTGGTTTATTGAACAATATGGTCTTATTGCTCCTGATGGTAAGACTGCTGTTCGTATTCAAAAGGATCTTGGCGAATCTCCTTATGGTTATGCCTATATCCTTAAACTTACCAGTCCCAATCCTAATGCTTATGTAGACCCCACTCTTCTTGAAAAGGGATTGTATTGGTCTATGACTGCACCTACTGTTAGTGAAAGTTATTCTAAGGGTAATCGTAGTAATTCTATGAGTCCCGGTAAGATGACTTCACAACTCGAGTTCCATCGTTATAGTAAGGAAATTGCTGGTAATCTCAGCAATGTTGTTACTGAATATGAATTTGAGAATAAGAGTGGTGCTAAGTCCAAGCTGTGGATTAACGAAGAAATGCGCCAGTTCCATATTAACATGCGTGTTATGAATGAGGAACGCCTTTGGCTTTCTGAATATAACCGCAATGCTAATGGTGAGGTTCTTCTTAAGGATCGCGATAATGGTAAACCTATTCCTCATACTAGCGGTATGCTGGAGATTTGCCGTGAATCTAATTATGATACTTATGGTGAGACTCTCACTCTGGCTAAACTTAAGCGTATTATCACTGACGTTCTTTCGCAAGATACCGATAGTGGTAAAATGGAGGTAGTTCTCATGGGTGGTCTTGGTTTTATGGAAGACTTCGATGAGGCTATTAAGACAGATGCTAAGAGCAATGGTTTCCTTACTCCTCTTGGTGAAAAGGAAATCCAGGGTTCTGGTAGTGGTCTTGAGTATGGTGCATACTTCCGTCGCTTTACGACTGCCGATGGTCACATGGTTACTGTTAAGCATTGCGCGTTCTTCGATAAGAGCACTATCGCTGAAGCTGCTAAACAGAACGGCAATGTTCACCCTCGTACTGGTCTTCCTCTTACTTCTCACCAAGCTGCCTTTATTGACTTCTCTGATTACGGCGGTACTCGTAACGTTCGTCTTGTTCGTCAGAAGGGTCAAATTTATAAAGCTAAGGTTCTTAAGGGAATGAGCGATGTTCCTGCTTCTTGGGGTGTACCCGATAGCAACTACATTGCTACTGATGTTGATATGAGCCGTTATGAAGTTAAGTCTTCTCTCGGTCTTCAAGTCAATAATTCCACTAAGATGTTCTTGTTGAGCTGCGTACTTTAATTTATAACAATAACACAATAAATCTATGGCTAGTTCTGAAAACGGCTCCCAATTTGCATTTGGCAAAGTATCCGATACAGATAAACAGACGGAAGTTAATAGCACTCCTGCTACTAGCTCCCCCGTAGAGGAAGGAGATAATCAATCTACTTCTGGTTCTGATAATAATATTGATACGACTATTGATTCTAAGTCTGAGACTGTTGATTCTAAAGTCGATAAGTCTGGGGAAGAATATACAGATATTCGTTCTGTGACTATTAAATTAGTTAAGAACCAATCTCTTTATCGTCGTGTAAACGATAAAGTTCTTCCGAAAAGGGCGGACTATATTGGTAGTTCTATCAATTCATCTCGCGTCCTCTCTGCAAATAAAGAAGAGATTGAAACTTATTTTCCGAATATCGTTGGTGTTGCTCCTAATAACGAGAGTTTTATTACTCGCGTGAAGCACTATCTTAACAACATTCGTGTTAGAGTTGATGAATTAGGTAAGACTTTTGATACCTCATTCCACTACTACAAATATAGCGATTACGAACAATTTAAGCGTAAAGAGGAAGCTATTGAAGCTCGTTATGCCAAGGCAGATAAATCTTCTATTAAGAAGACCAATGCTGCTTTGAAAGAACGAGTTACTCAACTGAATGCTCTTGAATCTTCTAAATGTCGATATGGGTATCCGATTAACGTATCTGATTATCTCATGTATCGTCATTGTCTTTTGTATAAGGATATTGCGAAGGATATGTCTATTATCAATTCTGACCCTTCCATTCGCTTTTATTTCCAAGATGATGCAAAAGAAGCTGATAAGGCTCGTAAGTATCGCAATGCTGTTACTACCGCTAAGAGTAACTATGTAAGGTGTATTGCCGACCATAAGTTGTTTGACGCTGTTTATATTCAGTATTGTGCGCTTAATGGTCTTCCTATTATTTCTTCTCTTGCTGAAAATCCTCTCGACAAGGAACTTAAGCTGGATAAGTTTAGTACTGAAGACCCTGTTCGTTTCAATCGCATTTGTAGTAGTGAGAATGTATATACGATTGGTACTATTGAGCATCTTATTGCTCGTGGAGACCTTATTCGTTCTCAATACAATCAAAATATCACAACTATTGATGGCGAATTTGTGGGTGCTAACATGAATGAAGCTATTCTTTGGTTTAAGAATCCTGCTAATTCTTCTGTTGTTGCTGCCCTTACAACCAAACTAAAACTCGCATAATATGAACATTCAAGAGATGCACCAAGCATTTAGGACGATTGCCCAACAAGTTGGTATGCAAAATGTTAGAGGTATTCTTCCTGAATCTATTGATATTTTCCTCAATGATGCTATCGAACAATATGTTCAAAGTGTTATTGCAAAAGAAAGTACCGGTGGTGCTAATCGTGTTCGCACAAGTCGGGGATATGTGAATGTAGGCTCTAGTGATAAGTCTATTAGTTCTATAAACGCTCTTCGAGGATTATATAAGAATATAGTTCTCACTAAGGATTATACGTCTAAAAAGACTAATGGTTCTTATGCGCGTCAATATCTTTCAATTCCAGAAGTAATGTTATATACTGCTTTTGCAGTAAACTATGAAGATGGAGGTCGAAGATATGATTGTAGAATTGTTGAAGCTGATGAACTAGAGAATACTCTGAACGATTATTGCAACGGTGCTTCTTTTGATTATCCTTTGTGCTCTGTTTATTCGGATGTTAAAGGTAGGAATTATATAGATATTTACACAGGTAATACCAAGAAAGAAATTCATGATGTTGTTGTAAAGTATTTCGAGCGACCTCATAAGGTTTGTTTCGGTTATTCTAATAAACCTGTTGTTGAATGTAATCTTCCAGATTATACTCATAACACAATCGTTCGTCTTGCTGCTAAGCAATATCTTGAAAGTGTTAATGCTACAAGTAAACCTATCACTAGTTAAATAAATAATCATCTATGCGACAATTTCTTCTCGCTGGTAAAGTAGCTTATTCTACAGCTACTGACCTCAATATTGTACCAGAAGGGGCTGTTGGTTTCTATCTTAATAAAGATGGAAATCTCGCAGTATCTGCTGATGGCACCGACATCAAAGGAGAAGCTATGCTTGTCCTTGGTCGTAAAGCAGTTAATGGAGGTCCGATTACTCTTCCTATTCACAAGCATGCTTTCGAGTATGTTAAAGGAGAGTATCAAGCAGCTACCACTTATGCTTCTGATTTTACTTGTCCTGCTCCTGTAAAAGGTAAGACCTATACAGTTGTTCTTGTAAAGAAAGGACAGAAGTTCAATGAGCGCAATAAATGGAGTTGCGATATTCTTTGGGAAAAGGCTGTTGGCGGTGCTTCTGATTTGGCTTCTGCTATTGCTAAGCAATTCAAGCAAAATGCTTTGAATGCTGGCATTGAGGTTAAAGATAACGCTGCCAAAGTAGAGTTTAAGGCTCTCGAAGCTGGTGTTGATTACAATGTAATCCTTACAAAAGACCTTTCTGATGTAGCTGTAAATGTTACCGCAAAAGGTCACCCTGCTTATGGAGATGCTGCTTATGTTGCAGACCTTGCAAATAAAGCTGCCGCTGATGCTGGTATGGAATATACATATCAGGATTATGTGACTTATCTCTATCCTGAGTACCCACTCAACCCTCTTGCTGTTCCTAATGCAGAGGATAAAGGTTTTACAATCTTTACTCTCAAATTTAGTGAACCTCGAAATACTCGTACTATTGATACTGCAATTAACCAGGTAGTGCAAGTTGCATTTCCTACTGGTTCTGCCGGTATTGATGGTTTCGAGACTGTTTGCAAGGCTCTTGCAAAATAATTTTTTCTTCGTTGTGTAACTAATCCCGATAGTAGAGATTCATTTAATGAAAAACTCGCTGTCGGGATTTATTTGTTTTGTATGGACTTATTAGGTACTGCATTAGGTCAAGGTATTATTCCAGCCGTGGTGGTTGCATTATATCTTATCGTGGTTAAACTTATAGATAGTCGTAAAGATTCTAATAGCGCTAAGATTACAAAAGATCTTGCCAACGCTATTGTGGGTATCAATAAGTTTATAGAAAATGTAACTAAGAACATTATTAGTAATGATGAAGAAAAATGTGAACATGCCATTGAAAGTGGCTTTGAATCTTTTGCTCTTCATCTTTCTAGTTTTGTAAATACAACTGTTATTCATAATCATATTGAAGAAAACAGAGATGTTATTTGTCAGAATGTTAAGAATCTTATTAATGGAGAATATTATAATTTGCATGCTGTTCTTTCTAATTATGTTATTAATAACACGAATGTAGCTACTATATTGAAATCTGAATGGATGAGTGATATAGAGGCTATTACTCTTGGTGTTATTTATAATATCCGTCTTGATGTTCCTAGTAAGATTTCTACTTTTAATAATCAGATACATCTGAAATTCAAAACATATAGTAATTACATTATTAACAATGTCTTCAAATAGAACCTTGATTAAAGACGTTGGTAAGGAATTTGTTGAAATGGCTTACAATATCGCCAACGCACATGTCAATGGGTTTATTCCTAAACATGAAGATATATGTAAGATAAATGCTCTATATATACTTTCTGCTATAAGTTCTTCTGATATTGTTGAAGACCTTCCTAGGTCTAATAAAGAACAAATTGTAAATACATATAACAATGTAGTTTATGGTAACTGACAAAGAAGGAAAGCACATACTTCTATTAGTACCTACAGAGTACTATAAAGTATATAAGTTGCTATTGATAGCAATGTCTAATTATGGTGTAGACCTAGTTAGAGATTGCACTGCTACTTGTAATGGTGATAATAAACATATTCTTAATTGCTGGAATATGTTTCAAGCTGCTTGTGCTGCTTATGCTCTTAATGAAAATAAGAAAGCTAGTTTTCTTATTAACTATATTATATGCCAGTTGAAGTTGGACGTTAATAAGGTTATGCCAGACAATGAGAACTTTAATTATCCGAATAACGGAGAACCTGTTCCTTGTCCTAATCCTCAACCTACCCCTACGCCTACCCCTCAACCTAATCCTAATCCTGAACCAGATATTAAATTCTATGGTTTATGGTTGAATATTGTTAGTAATAAAGGTACGGTTATTGCTAATAATAACTATGATAATATCGTACTAACTCCTTATATCTATGTTGAAGATAAACCTATCAATGATAACATTCTTCAATCTCTTAATTGGAAGTGGACTAGAAAGAGTAATAATAGTGAACTAGATACTATGTGGGATAATTCTGAAAAAACTAATAATAGAGAACTTGCTATTACTCAAGAAGATATGAATGATGAATCTGTTACATTTATTTGTACAGTTACTTATAGTAATAAAACATTTACCCAAAGCATAAGTCTATCATGAAAATTAGAAGAGTTCTTAGAACACCTAATGTAGATATTCAATTTACAATTAAATATGTTAGGCAAACGTATGATGAAGAACTTAGTAAATATGATATTGATTTTACTAGTCCTTTGATACATAATATCATTAAGACTACAATAAATATTGATGGTGCTGATATACCTGTTGTTACTAGTAATACAGAAGCTACTCATGATTGGCAGGCTAATTGTATTATTAAATGCGATAGTTTAGGTATTAACATCAGTGATTCCTCTACGGGGGAGGTAAGACAAAATCTTAGTGTTAATACTAGTGCTACTGTCTATTGTGTTGTTTCTGTTTATAGATTAAATGAAAATAATAATTTTGAGCATGATACAGAGCTATATACTATTACTAAGACTATCACAATTAGCTGTGAGCCTCTAGCTATTCTTTCTAAGATTTCTGGTTCTGTTGATGTTTATGGTATGTCTAATACAATCAACATTCTATCTTTTTTGAATCCTGTTCTTAATGGTAGATTACCTATTCGTACCACTTGTACATTTAGAGGTTCTAAATCGCATCATTTTATCGATGCAAGTGTTAATGACAAGGTTATTGTAAATAAAGATAGTGATGTTTCTATTATTCCTAGTTTTAGTACTATTCCTTCTTTTTATATTCCTATTGATGAATTAAAGAAGAGAAATAGCGTTAAGGCTGTTATTTATCCTTGTGATTATGATTATAATCAAAAGCAGCAGCGTATATTAAAAGAATATTGGGATACTAATAAAGTAAATGCTGGTAGAGAATATAACTCTAGTGTTTATTCTGGTGAAGTTCAACGTGGATTTAATAGATTGGCTCAGATTTATGATATTAAACCAGATCGTTCTAATAGAGGTGTTATTTATAAATGTACTTTCAATGCCTTTTTTACAGTAGGGAGTAATGACGGTCATGGCATGATTTCTGTTGTAGCTGCTAATCATGGTGCTTTTAGTATTAATAATGGATTAAAAGATATTGCTAAAATTAAAGGTAGTGATGGAGAAGACCATGTTGTTGAATTTTTGTTTACTATTAATGATGCTATGATACGAGCCTCTAATGCTAATAATATATCTATTATATTATGGTCTTCTGAAAATAGATATATCAGATGTAGTAATCTTAAAATTGTAGAACTTGATGCTTCTTCTTCTGAAGCTGAAGGTATGTGGCTAAAACTACATAATGAGAAAATAAATAAAGACAATATCAATAAATATAATACTTCGATTACTATTTATAATCACTTTGATGTTATTGTTCCTCCTTTTGAGACTTGCATTAGTATCAATCCCAATAAGATTGTAAATGTAGAAGAACTTGAAGTTCGTGAAGGTAAGATTGTTTTATATCCTGGTATTAAGATTTCTGGTAGAGAACTTATGGGTGAAGATTTATTTAAGTTGTTTGTTGTTGATGCATATATCGATGGAGTTTTTGATAAGAATATAACAGGGCCTATTGAATATGAATATAACAGGGTTGTTAATAAAGATATTAGCATCTCTGTTAAACCTAAACTAAAAGAGTGATATGTTTGGAATTGTAGTAAATAAAGAATATGCTCTTGAGAAGGGCATTGTAACAGAAGAAACTATTGATATTCATCCAGTTGTAGATGATAGAATAATCATCACTAATGTTGCAGTTGATGATTTTGATTCTATTGTACAAGAATATGGATTTGATATTCATTCTGAAGAAGAACTTCTTAAACTCATAAATCAATAACTCATGGGACGACTAGTAGGTTCAATCACACTCACTGCTCTCAATACTGGTACTTATATTTCTGGAGAGCTTCAAGCTACACTACCTCCTGTTTTTTATGCTTCTAAAAATCTATGGAGTACTGCTGATACAAATATCATTTATCCTAGATTCTATGGTCGAGGTGGTGAAGCATTTACTGGTGATAAAATCAATCTTGTTTATTGGAAAGTTGATGGTGTATCTATTGATACTACTTCTATTACTAATGTAGAGAAGATGTCTTATACTGTTAATGGTGGTAATGTTCCTGCACTTAGTATTCGCAATAGTGATATTTTTGGTAATAAAGAACAAGTTCTTGTTGAAGGTAGATTCATTGTTCATAATGCCAATGAAGATATTCAGATTACTAGAAGTTTGATGTTGTCTAAATCTAATGTCATCAATGAAGAGTTCTTTACTCAAATTGAAGTTGCCGATATGGATCATCAGATTAACGCTAAAGATGATAAGGTTCGACTTAAAGTTCATTGTTATCGTAATGGTAATGAAATTACTATCGACGGTTCTACTTATAAAGCCCAATGGTTTATTAGTACATTAGATGATTTGAAAGAAAATTCATCTGATGATAGTAATAACGATGGTCTTACAGATAAGAACTGGGACGGTACTAAAGATGGTTGGGCGGCACTTCGAGTTGTAGATGGTGTTGCTCGAGTTGATAATAATGAAACTGCAGATTATTATACTGAGATTGTTGTAGATGAACCTTTGGTTAATGGTAGTTCTACCTTTAAGGTTATCGTTTATGATAGTGCTAATAATGAATTGGATGATGCAAATACAGTAATCTATGATGTTACTGATGATGTTTTAAATCTTGATTGTAATACAACTCAAGTAGGAGAAGGAAAACCTGCAACTATTGTTGCTTATTGTACTTCTAGATATTCCGTTCCTAACGTAAACGTCGCTAAGAAGTTTAAGGTTAAGGAATGGGATATTTCTGCGTTCCGTACTGTATTCAATAATGGGTATTCTACTTTAACTACTCCTACTAATGTAGGCATCTCTGTTAAGAATGCCGAATCTGGTAGTAACGTAGTTGCTGAAGAAAACATGATTAAGTATAAGCATACTGCTGGTACTGAATTATGTGTTTTTGAAGTTACCAATGAAGTTTTTGGTAGTGGTGTAAATAAATCTGATAGTGTTGTTATCCAAGTAGACGCACATCTTCTTTAATATATAGTTGACATGAGCAGACTATCTGGAAGTATTCGTTTGGTTTCTGAGAAACCTCCTATTATAGCTCCTAGTGAGAAAGCTATTGATAATTTATTTGCTTTTAATAAAGGTATTAGTATAACTGCTAACAATGGATATGAAGTTATTCTTCGTCCAGAAGTTCATGGTTTTGATATTAAGCTTACTAATATTGGTGCGGTAAATATTAATAATTTTGCTGTTCGAGCAAAAGATCTTAAGCTTCCCAAAACTGGTAATTATTTTGTTACTTTCGATGTACGTAGTGCGACTGACACTGATGTTAATATTGCTACAGATATTAACGATGAACAAACTAGTACAAGTCCTGTTGCAATACCAACTACGAAAACGAATAAGTATTTTGGTCTTCATAAGAATATAAATCCTGATGCTTTCAAAGATCATGGTATTAATGGTGGTTTTATTGATTTCAATATTATTAGTGGGAATTTAGCCACTATGACTACTATTCATGTTGAAAATGTTATGATTGGTGCTGGAAGTAAAGAAGCTCCTTTCTCTAGACCTATTGAAGATATTGTAGCTAATGCTCTTAATGGCATTGATAGTCCGCCTGTAGTTCCTCGTAGATTCTTAGCTACAATAGGTGTTTTTTATAAGAATGGTAAAGAAGTAGATGCCAATGATGGTGTTGCTTATTTGGATTTCATTGTTCCTAGTAAGACTGATAATTATAGGGAAGCTAATATGTATATGTGTTTAGAACCTACAAAGTTTAATGTTGAACCTACTAAAGATATTATTGAACAATCTGGTAAGTTTAAGTTAGTACATAGAAAAGCTATTGAACAAATTGATACTTTGATTTCTAACACTATCGATACTAATAATCTTTCTGCACAACGAGTTATTTTCAAATCTGGTAATACTGTTAAAGGTGTTGTTACTGGTACTCCTGGTAGTAGTGTAACAAGTAATGCTTCTGGTGATAAAGTTGAAGGTACTGCTAAGTATTATATGTGGCTTGGTTCTGATGTTCCTGAATCAGCTCCGTTTAGTATTGATGTTGATGGTAATGTTAAGATTGGTGGTAAGGCTTCTTTTCAACGTACTTCTGTAGATGTTACTAGTAATATTACTATTAATACTAGCACTAAAGATAGTTTGTTTAATATCATTGATACTAAACAAAACAGTATTATTGTTACAATCGAAGATGGGGATTATACTAATAAAGAGTTTGAATTTATTAGTATGTCTAATAGAAGTGATATTGAGAATGGTGGATTTCAAATAGCGATTAAAGAAGGCGCTGATATAGAATTTGTACATGGTGGTTATACATCTAAACTTATTTATGTCAATCAAATTGGTTCATCTGTTAAACTTAGACATATTAAAACTAATCTATACGGTACTGTCAAGAATTATCTTGTTGTAGTAAATGCTAGTGATTTTACTTATGACCAACATATGATTGTAAGTAAACCTATTAGGTACGCTGGTACTAAATATGATATTAGTATTTCTATTAAAGATAAAGATTTTTATTTTAGCGATAGTCGTAATAAAGCTATTGAAGATCCTGTAGATAATATATTTGGTAATACTAATATAAATGATGATATAAAAAGATTAGCTCCTTCTAATGTTATTTTAACTAGTGGAGTTCCTATTACTATTACTGTAAAAGAATATAACACTAATAATGTTCTTATTAAAACTGTTTCTAAGACTATTAGTAGTAATAATGGCGCCTCAGATTGGCCTGCCCAAGTATATTTTCTTGGTCAAACTTCTGGTAGTAATCTTTCTAAGGTTCTTATAAATTTCCATCTTAATAATTTAGCTCATAATTTGGAAGAGATAATTAATCCTATGACTTTTAATAATAGTATTACTCTTGTCTATGATAAATTTGCAAATGGTGTTGTTGATGGAGCATGGGCTTTTCCTTTATGTATAGGAGGAGGTACTCCTAGTCAAACTAATTATGATTATCATAGTTTAATTATTTCTCCTATACCTAGTATGTCTAAACGAGATAAAGATGGTACTAATGAAACAGATATTGTTGTATTTAATGGAACGTTATATATTAGGTATTGAGTATGAACATATTTGAGAACTTTGATTTTGCTTATATGGTATCTATTGTAGTAGCTACTTATATAGCTATTAGAATTATTGAACCTATGAGTAAAACTAAACATCTTAAACGTTGGATTAAAAGAGTTATCCTAGTTATTGTATCAATCATATTGGCAGGGGTCTATAAGGTATTGAAATACGATAATAGTATTGCTCTTCTTAATAGTGCTATTTTAGCACCTGTTGTATGGTCTTGGGTTGGTAAACATATTGCTGATTTCTTTGGTATTGATTATAACAATATTAAAGATACTATTGATTGATATAGCACTGGGGCATCTTAAATTGATGTCCCAGTTGCTTGTTTTATAACAACTAAATGAATATATTTGCACTATGAGTTCCTTAAACCAAATCATTTCAGAGATAGCCCATATTACTAATCAAGCAGATTCTATTCCTGTTCGTCGGGCTATTAAACTTAGTATAATTCATGCTAGAAATGAACTTATACGTCATAGTTACCAAAATCATGGTTATGTAGATAAAGGTCTTCAACAGAGATTCAAAGTAGAACTTATTGATGTTAAAGATGGAGATTTATATAATACTGAAAATGTTAAGCTAGATGTTATTAAAAGGACTAAGAATAAAGTACCTCGTCCTACTAGATTTGCTAATAATCTTCCTTTCCTTTCTGTTAGAACTGCTGGTGTAGAAAATCCTATGGAGATTGCTTTTGCTAGAGAAGCATCTAGTAGTTTTTATAAATACATTCCTGGTTGGTGTAATAGAATTACTTATGATTATATCAATGATTATATTTATATCAATACAGTTGGTGCTAATTGCATGAACAATGTAAATAGCATTATTATCGAATCTGTATTTGAATATCCTCATACTATTATTACAGAAACATCTGATGATGGTATTTTAGATTTAGATAGTGTTAGTGACGACGATGAGTATTTCATTCCAGAAGATATGGTTAATAGTATTAAGAAGTTAGTTCTTGAGACATTTAATCCTTCTTCTATCAGAGATGATAATGAAGTGCCTTTGGAACATAAAGGAATATGAATGCGAAGATAAAGAGAAACCAACTTAGACCTACTATTGATAAACAAGATTATTATCAAGAGTATAAGAACCAAATTAACAAGCGTATTATTGAGACTGATAAACTGATTGATGAACTTAATAATACTATCGATGATTATCATAAAGACATTACAGATAACAAAGAGTATATTGTTACTATTCTAAATATAGATCTAAATAAGTATATTGAATATAAGTATAAAACATTTGATTATGGTAAAGCCCTTTATGGTATAGCACATAATAGATATAAACTAGATAAAAATAGTAGTATTAAAGATGATGGAAAGTATTCTAATACAGCTAAGATTATAATGGATTATTGTACTGCAATACATAATCTTCATAAGAATAAAGCACTTAAAGATAAATTACTCAAAGCAGATGCTATTGGTAAGCGAGAGTTTAATACTAGAATATGTCGATATTATAATAAAGTCGTAGAACGTCTTATTCTTAGAGATGCTTATAAATTCTCTTATGGTATTGGTGATTTCTGTATAGAACATATTAGTATTGATAGAGATAAAGTAGAACCTATTCTTAATTTTGCTGCTACTAGAAAACGAAAGAAAGAATTAGAAGATGCTGGCATAGAAGTTTTTAATCAAGCCAAATATGATTGGCATAAGGCTAGAAATATTCCTTATAAAGGAGTTGATTATAGAGTTTACATTGAAGATAGTAATGTTATTGCATATAGATTTAAGCGTAAGGGTTTTAGTTATCTTTTTTCTTCTAATTGCAGTTTCAATGAAAAACGATATACTGAAGGATATGATAAGTACGTTGAAAGCCTAAACACCGTTGAAGAACTTGCTTCTGCTGATGGTTTGTCTTTTGGTAATAAAGTAGCTCTTCTTAAATCTAAGTTCCCACACGAACTTATAAAATATAACTATGAGTACTCCCAGTAAATATATTCAACTAGAAGCTATTATTGGTAGAATCGATAACGATTTCAATATCGATAATAGTGATTGGATTCCTAGAATTGGTGTATGGACTATCGCAGCCCTTCAGCTAATTGATGGATTGTCTACTTCTAGAGTTCGTAAAGAATATCCTCTTCGTAATGGAAGTCTGATTAATAAATCACTTTCTATTCATAAAGATAATATTAAGCTGTTTACAGAAGATGGTTGTGAAATTAAAAAAGCTCCTATTGGTGAAGTTAGACCAAAAGGAGATAATCAATGTGCTGTAGAAGCTGCTGATGATTTAGATGCTGATTACAACAATGATTATTTGAAACATGTTGATATGGAATTTACTCCAGATACTCTTATTGTTCATGAAGAAGATAATCATAAACATATAGGTTGTGGAGGTTGTGGTCAAGGTGGTGTTAAGAATAGAAATAGTTCTATTTACAAATATGCGTATATCAATGGTACTTATATTACTAATTATTATGGTAGAAATATTATTGCTGAATATGATGATTACGAACTAGAATATAATGAAACCTATAATTGTAAATTCCCTCTTGTTCCTAATTATAGTGTTATTGTAGAATACATTATAAACTTCTGCATGTACAAGTTGTTGTGCAGAGGATATAAACACCCAGTTTATAATTTATCCAATAATCCTTCTGTTAATCCATATCTTATTTATAAAAGTCTTTTGCCTGAAGCTAAACGTGCTATTTTGAATAATAGTCAGAATATGGACGCTGCTTCGGACTTAATGAGGAGCAACTTCTATATCAATACATTCAATCCGAGGAAATAGCCACAACGGCCGTTTGTTGGCTGCTTTCTCCCCCGTAGAGGAGCGATAATCGTTAGGCCTTAGCCTTGTACCGCTCAATCAATTTCGACGCATTGTAGCGCCTTAAAATCATACAATATGGCATTTCTTCCATATCTAAATATCAATAAACACCCTTCTGCCGTTAAAGACGGCACTATGGTTGATGCTATGAATATGATTATATCCAAAGATAATGCTGTTATACATACTGAATATGGTACTACCATAAATCAAGATATTATAGATAAATGTAAACGTGCTATTAGTAGTAATGTTTTTGACCTCAAATTTATTATACCTTGTAATACTGAACTAGTTCTTGTATTAGGTAATTCCAATGGTACTTCTTGTAGTATTGTTAGATATGATGAAGAAACAAAAGAATGCTGGTGTTGTGTAGATAAATATAAATATAGTGGAGGTGAAGTTAGCTGCACCTTTACTTATAATAGGTCTGAACTTATTGTTGCTATTGCAGAGATTGGTACAAATGGAAATAAAATTCCTCTTAAGGTTATTAACTTAGGTGAGTTTGGTAAACATGATACACGTGATATTAGAAATGAAGATAAGTATTTTCCTATATGTCCAGAGGTTCATATTCCTAAGTGTGAAGCCTACTATGTAGATGGTATTGCTAGAAAAGGTTGGTATTATATTTTTGTTAGATATAAACTTGATTCTAACAATTATACTCCTTGGTATAATACTAATGAGAGTATTCTTGTTGATAGTTTTGCTATTGAGAACTTCTTTAATGTATTTACTTCTAAAGATGCTCATGCAGATAAAAACTTTAGACCTAATGGTTTTGCTACTGTTGCTCAAGTAGATGTCAGCGATAATACTGATATATCTAAATGTAGTTTCCAATGTATCATGAATTTCCCTACGGGGGAGCAATACCAAGAATACCAATTAGGTTTTGTATGTGTAAGCAAGACTTATACTAAAGGTTATAGAAGTAATGATATAGATATTCATTTAAATCATTTTTCATTCAAACAAGAAGATGTTATTGAATATGAAGTTCTAGATTTTATTAAGAACTATAATAACTACTACAATGTACATAGTATTGTTACTGCCAATAATAGATTGTATATAGGTAATTATTTAGAACAAGATTTAGATAGTAATATAAATCTAAATGGTATTCAATTAACTATTATAGGTGTTAGTAAAAAACATAATGTTGATTTATTTTCTGAAGGAGTTCTTGATTCAGATGATTCTAAAATAATTCCAAATGCTGTTTATGGTGGTAATAATGATAATAAACTAATTGATAAGGATAATAATATAGCCAATAGAGATATTAAAAAACAAGGTGTCCGAGTTAAGATTCCTGGTATTAAAGGTGAGCCTATTTATACAGAAGCTGTTTATAGAAACGGTTCATTTTATATTACCGGTGAGAATTTTATTGTTAAAACTTATAATGGTTCTAGTATTGATAATGATGGTAATTATATGTCTATTAAAGATGCTCTTAGAGGTAGTGTTGATATAATGAATGAACCTATTTTTATTTTATATAAGAATAAAGATAATGTTCTTACTTATTCTAAGATTAAAATAAAAGATTTGATTTTTAATCCTGGTAATAAAATTAACCCGTATGCTATTATGAATAGAGATAACTTTGATAATAGTACTTCTATAGATGATGAAATTTGGAAGAATAGTCCTATTAACATTGACAGTACTAATTATGGTAAGAAAAATGGTAAAAATGTAAATCCGGATGTTGATTCAATGTTATGGAAAATGGCAAGTCCTCATGTTGCTCCACAAGCTCCTTTCTCTTATTGGTATAGTATTGAGCCTATATATCTCAAAGATGTAGATATATTCATTTCTGTCAATGGAGGTCTTAAGAAGATTACCCCTGTTAAAATAGAGATGAGTAAATACGAATATGCTACTGAAGAGTATTATGAAAAACATAAAGATAAAATAGATAGAAGTGATGCAATTCCTCCTGAAAATGATAATACTAAAGTATATAACGCTAATAAGTTACTTACCAATGTTGGTTTTATACCTAATGAACAATATAATTTATTTATTCATTTCGTTGATAAATATGGGTCTTATACAAGAGGTATTCCTATCGATGATTTTAAGGTTGTACGTCTTACTATTGGACATCCTATTAAATATGTTGATGAACTTATTTCCATTGATGATATAAAAGATTGTTCTAAACATTACAATCTTACATTTAGTATTAACAAATTTCCTCCTGGTTATATTGGTTATTTTGTTAGTTATGAACAACTAGAGCATACAACTAAACATAAAGGTGTTGTTATAAGCGATGGTAAAAAGACTATTAGATTTTACAATGACGACCTTAATTATAAAGATAAACTTGATTTCAAATTTGATAGAATTGTTCTTTATAAAACAAATAAAGTACCTCATTCCATATCATATGAAGGATCTGGTCAATTAGAAGGTAATGTAATTAAATCTATAGATGGTGTTCCTAAATATATAGCAGATGTTCAACTTAATGCTGATTATTCCGATAGTCAGATATATGAAATAAAAAACAAACAACTTAGAGTTGCCGATGGTTATAATAATATACTTACTGCTACAAATATATTGATAGATACATTTAAGGATATACCCAAAGGTGAATATATTGCTCATCTTACAATTTCTAATCCTATTCTTTATAAAAATAAAGATAAACGACTAACTCCTTGTAGTCCTGTTTGTTATAATACTGGTGAATTAGTCGTTAATCCTAAGAATGGATTTATCAGTAAAGTCCACGCTGTATGTTATGATATTAACGGTAAAGTGCTTTATAATAGTGCTACTAAGACATTTAATTCTCACATGGATAATAAGGTTATTGATATTCCTATTAGGCAGTTTACTTTCTATGATTATTTTGAAATCCCTCATGAAGTTATTTCTTTTAATAATAAACCAGATGTAACTTTCTTCCCTAACAAAGGTCTTAATACTACTAATGAAAGAGAAAGAAGTTATTATGTTGGTTGTGTTGTTGAGTGTAAGAATACTGTAGATCTTTATCAACAGAAAAACTTTTCTGTACAAGAAGCTAATCCTAAAGTTCTTAGTTGGAGAAATCCTGATAATAGATTTACAGATAGATTTGAAAAGACTATTCGTCGTAGTAATACTATTCAAGATGAATCTTTCAATATCCGCTGGCGCAGATTTAATCAAGAAGATTATAAGAATATCATTGAGAATAAAGGTAGTATTACTAAGCTGATTACTTTTGGTAATATATTCTTTGTTCATACTAAACATAGTATGTTTGAGTTTAATGATACTGACACTATTAAATCTAATAATGGAGATATTCAACTTGCTAATATAGATATTTGGGATATTAAATATAGAGAACTTCTTACGTCTGATTTAGGTTACGCAGGGCTTAAACATTCTAGTCATTCTATAGATGGTCAATTTGGTTATATATTTTATGACCATGATTCTAATCGTTTTTATAGATATGATGATGGTCAGTTTAAGGTTATTGATGAGGACATTAGATGTTATTCGTCTCTCTACGGGGGAGCGCATGATGTAAAATTTGTCGATGACAAAAATAACAATCGTCTTCTCATTTATATTAGTAAAGGAGATAAAGATGATGTTATTAGTTATAATTATGAACATAATAAGTTTATAAGCAGACACTCATATAGATTTGATAAAGGATATAATACTAAGTCTAATACTTATATTGTTAAAGGCAACAATGTAGTTCAATTTGATGATTCTAAGTTTATTACTTACGATGGTCTTTCTGGTGATAAAGATTCTAATGCTTATGTTCAAACTATAACCAATGCTGGTTATTATGATATGAAGTTTGTTGAGTACATTAAATATAAACTTCATCAACTAGATCGTAAGATACAATACAATAGTATTAACTATTGGGACTCCCCCGTAGAGAAGTCATACCACAAATATGCTGCTGATTATATTACTATCAATAGTGAATATTGTAGCACTGGTCGTATGGACGTCTCTATTACTGATTATAATACTTTCGATGATTATACTAAGCCATATTTTAGATTAGGTGATTGGTATCTTAATCTTATTAGAGATGGTATTGTTAAATACAACAATCATAGTCAAAGTGCTTTTGATAGTTCCAGAATATATGGTAATTGGTTTGCTGTTAAGTTTGAATTTAATAAAGGCCGATATGTTGAATTTGAGAATGTAGAATACAAATTATCAAAAGACATAAGCGAATAGCTATATGGATAAACAAACATATAACTATCTTTATTCTAAGAATAAAGAAAACAGACCTAAGAAGAAAGCCTTTATTGGTGCTCTTATCGGTGCTGGTGTAAGTATTGCTAGTAATTTGATTGGTGGTGCCATACAAAGAAAGAAGGAAGCTCAAGCTAGAGCTGCCGCTCAGATTGCTCAGAATAAACAAGCTGCATATAATATGGCTGATAATCTTACTAATCAATATGCTAATCAAGAATATGTTGATGAAATGAATAAACGTATTGAGTTTGCTGCTGGTGGTGAATTGAATAAAGCTAATTATCGAGTTCGTAGACCTAAACAATATAAGTTTGGTGGAGATGATGCAAATAATCTTATTAACGCTGGTGCAAGCGGTATTAGTACTATTCTTAATTCTGCACTTAGTAATCAACAAGAAGATATTGAATCTAGACCTATCACACTTACTGCTGCTAAAAATAGTATAGTTCCAAATAGTTATGTATCTTTGCCCGAGTATTATAATCGACTTCGGGCGTTTCGCTTAGGCGGAAGGGCTAACAAATAGTCCGTTTTGCCACTTTATTTCCTCCACACTCGCTCATAATCGTTTGACCTTAGCTACCTATCGTCCAAACAATTTGAAGCCATTGTAGGGGATTTATTTCATACAATACAATATAACATGTCATTAACTGCAATACCTAATGTGACTTCTGGTGGTATGGCTATACCACTTGGAAGAAATATGTTTTTTATGAGAGGTAAAAAACATAAAGATGGTGGGATTGTTATTGGTGATAAGAGAAAAGGGATTGAGGTAGAAGATGGTGAAGTTGTAAAACTTGACCAACATAATACCAAAGTCTTTAGTTCTATGCCTCTTTTGAATGGCAATAGTCCTGCTTCTCTTGTTCTTAATGGCGCTAACCCTCAACAAGTATTTCAAGCTCAAGAGAAATTTAAGGATAATGTTGGTCTTAAAGATGATGGTACTAATAAATATAAAGATGGTGGTGAAGATGAAGGTTATGGGTGGGTAGATGCAGCAAAAGATGTTGCTGGTTTTTTACCTTTTGTGGGAACTGCTGTAGATGCTTATGATTTTTATAAAGACCCTAGTTGGGAAAATGCCGGTTGGTTGGCTGCTAGTGCTCTTAGTGACCTTGTTGGAGCAAGAGCTGCTGTTAAAGGAGCAAGAGCTGCTGTTAAAGGTGCTAGAATGTTAGGTAGAGGAGCACGTGTTGGTGCTGTTGCTCTTGGGAGCGCACCTAGACTTGCTGTTGATGCTGTTAGGGCTACTCGCCCTAAGCAATCTATTAGAATTGCTGCTAGAGCTGCTAGAAACTTAAATGGTCCGGCTCTTGCTTTTGAAACCAGTTTTAATAATAACTTTGTTAGAAATACACTTGCTAGAGGTCTTGCTCCTCAACTTGCAAATAGTGGTGGTCTTTTAAGAACTGGTGCAAATCTTGTTGGAAATGGAATTTTGACAATGATGGATCCTTTTGGTACTGCTATGCAATTACTTCAAACAGGACGAGATATGCAAAAGGCTAATTCTAATGAAAATACAAATAATAATGGGCGTAAAAAATATGCTGCTGGTGGTAGAGGACACATTAGTAATAGAGGTGTAAATCTTATTGGAACTTTTGAAGGCTTTATGCCTCGTATTTATAAAGATAGTGATGGTGTTGAAACAATCGGATATGGAGAAACTGATAGAGATTTTATAAATAAATATAGAGGTAGACAGATTAGTCGGGCTGAGGCTACTCAACAACTTCGTAATAGGGCACAATGGTTCTATGACCAAGTAGCTAATAAGACTGTTGGTTGGGATAAACTTAATCAAGACCAACGAGATGTTCTAACTAGTTATGCTTATAATATCGGTGTTGGTGGTTATCAAAGACATAAAAAATTATTAGCTGCTATTGCTGCTGGTGATTATAATCTTGCTGCTAAAAACATTAATGCTGGTATAAATGATGCTAGAAATCCTGGTCTTCGTAAACGTAGACTTAAAGAACAGTTTATTTTTACAAATGGTTATGGTGGTGATTTATTCAATAGCTATAATAAAATTCATACAAATGGAGATACAAAAGGATTTGTTAAACCAACACCTGTAGTTCCTACAGCCAACAATTTGAATGACGGATTTATGACAAATGTAGTCCCAAAACCAGATCCCATGTTGAAAGATTTTGAAGACTTAGAACGACTTCGTTATATGGGAAGTAGATTACCTCAATTTAAGGCCGGTGGTAAAATTAAGAATGAAACTCGAACACTGTCTCCAATTTTAGAAACACAATATGATGTTAGATATAAAGATAAAAATGTTACTTATAATTATTTTAATGGTGATACTAGAGGATCTTATTATGTGCCTGCTGGTAGAACTCTTAGGGAGGTATTATTAGATAATAAAAAACGATTAGATGCTCAAGCTAAAGCTAAAAGCGATAGAGAACAAAAAGAGTATAATAAAAAATCATGGTTGGGTAAAGCTGCTTATAATACTGCTAATGCTGTTGGTAATTTTCTTTTGCCTGATTTTGATAGAAACTCTACAACTATAACTAAAGATGGTCATCTTCAACATCATCAAGCTACTGCTGCTCAAGATCCTATGGCAGAAGCTGTTGTTGCTAGTAGAGTTATGGCTCCTGCATTTAAGCTTGCTGGTAAAGCTCTTAGACCTGTTGGTAGATATATTGCTAAGAAAGCAACACCTGTTATCAATCGTGCTGCTAAAGCTGTTTCTACAAGAGTTTCTAATTTAGTTAAACGTATTCCTAAACCTTTATCCGAACCCAATAGTCTTCTTAATAGAACCAAAACTGCTGCTAAAAATGTTGCTACTCGAGTTTCTAATGCTGTTGAAAATAAACTTAGTAATGCTAAATCTGCTCTTATCGATTTCTGGCATAATGCTGCTAATAAAGTATCTCGTTTTGTTAATGGTAAAGATATGTATGGTAAATATAGAAGTGTGGGTGCTGCCGGTAATGGTAATTATACGAGACTTAGACCAAGAACTAATCCTAGAGTTGTAAATGCTCAACAAGCTACTCAACAAGTTGCTAGACAATCTGCTCAATCTCAAGCTAGACAAGCTGCTGCTCATGCAACTAGAAATGGTAATCGTTTTATTCCTCAATCTGGTGCTAATAACGTTATTCAGGTAGGACGTCGTGTTCCTGCAAATCCTTCTAATTTTACTCCTAACATTCCTACTGTTCGTAGTAGAGTATCTGGAGAAAGACTTAATAGATTCTTATCTGAAAAACCTGCTATTCCTTCTACTCCTTCTACACCTACTACTCCTAATGTTGCCCCTTTAAGAGGTAGAGCATTGTATGCTGAAAATCGTGCTAATGGTCTTGCTAGACAAGATTTTATAAATAGGTTTAGTAATGGATATAGTAATGCTATTCAAAGATCTACTGGTATGGTTACTCGTAGTAATGCTATTCCAACCGAAGCTCATATAACTAGATCGGTTAATACTTATAATAAACTTCATGGCACTAACATAACACCAGAAAGTGTTATGGAAAAAATTAGAGCCAAAGTTGCTCGTAAATTAGAAGCTACTTCTCAAGCTCCAAAAAGTCTTGCTGAAAGAGCAGCGGAAAGAAGAGCGGCAAAAGGAGCAGCAAATGTTGGAACTAATACTACAGTTACTCCTACAAGCGAAACTCCTGTTCCTGCAAATCCTGCTACAACTACTACACCTGCTGCTCCTACTGCACCTGTTACTAATACGAGTGGTGTTTTGCGTAGAGGTGCTAGTTGGGTAGGTGATAAACTTTCTAATGCTGGTAAAGGTTATATTAACGCATGGAAAAATAAACCTATTAAAACTGCAGTAGGTACTCTTCTTGGTGGTGGAGCTGCTGTCACAGGCCTTTATAGTTTATTTGCTGGCAATAGTAATCCTGATACAACTCCTCATGATGCTGTTCTTGTTAAACCATCTACTAATAATGGGCCTGCTGTTATAAATACTCCTCCTAATCAAGAAGTTGCTCCAACTGATTCTACTCAAACCCCTAATGTTACTATTCAAGCTCCTGAAGATACTCCTCAAAATAATAATGTTCCTAATGTTGTTGTAGAAAATCCTAATACACAAAATAATAATACTGGAGGTAATACTGTTGGTGATAGTAATTCTTCTGAAACTGTAACTCCTGCAAATACTAATACAGGAAATAATAAATCTGGTACTAGCACAACTTCTGCTAATAAACAAGCTAATACTAATACTAAACCTGTTAATAACACTCAACATTCTAGTAATACCGCTTCTACAAATAATACTACTCCTACAAATAATAATGCAACAAATAATACTAATACTACGGCAAATACCAATACTAAACCTGTTATTACTCAAAAGCCTAATGTTAATAACCAATCTGTAACTCCTCAACAGTCTGTTAATATTCCTTCTGTAAATAATGTTAGTCCTAATACCAATACTACTAGTACACCTAGTAATAATTCTAAGCCTAATAATACTACAAATACTACTGTTCATCCTGAAGTAAATAATGGTAAACCTATTTATGAAGTTAAATCTAATAAGCCTCAACTTAATACAGATAACTCTGGCGATAAAGCTAATCCTAAATTCATAGATAAATTATTCCCTAATGCTGATAATAAGCAAAATGCTAATGATACTAATTCAAACACACATATGCCTACAACTCAAGGTACGAATAAAGGAATTGCTGTCGGATTAGATGGTAAGGTAAGACTTATCAATACAAATTCTGATAGTCCTTATGTTCCTATTAACACTACTACAACACCTATTGCTCAACGCAAAGGTAAATACGTAAACGGTAATCCCGTTTTCAATGAAGATAAGAACGGAAATTATACTTTCTACAAAGATAAAAAAGGAAATTTGATTCCTTCCAAAAAGTTCAAATTTGTTAATTCTGAATATGCTCTTAATCCTAATTACTATTCTCAAGAAAATCGTAATGAATTAGGTGCTGCTTCTATTGCTAATGATATTAACATGCAAGAGCAAATGAAGAATGCTAAATATAGAGATTTGGACGGTAAAGTTATTGATGCCAATTATAAACCTACTCCAGTACCTCTTAATCCTTCTAAGAAAAGTCTTTGGCAGAAATTCAAAGAACTAGATGATGGTACTAAATCAGACATTGTTGGTATTGGTAGTAATGTTATTAGTGGTGTGAGTGGTTATCTTAATAATCTCCACATGCTTAATAGTTTGAAAGCACCTGCGGCTCCTGTATTGAATCAAGCTGCTAAACTTAAGACTACTGTAAATATCAATCCTCAATTAGACACTATTGACCGTGGTGTTCAATCTGCTGTTCGTGATTCTAATGAGAATACTGCTAGTTCTAATGTAGCTGCATCGCGTAATATGGCTGCATCACTCTACGGGGTAGCCTCTAAGAATCAACTTTATGGTAATAAAGAAAATGCTGAAACAGAACTTATCAATAAAGATAAGCTGAATCAGCAGGAGGTTGCTAGAGCAAATGCAGAAGCATATAACAATTATACTAACAATGTTATTAACTTTAGAAACACTGTAGCAGATAAGCGTGCAGAAAACTTCAATGGTCTACTTAACACTCTGAATAGTGGTGTTCAAGATGCTATTACTAAACGTGAACAACGTACTAACTTTAGGAATAGTGTTAAAGCTAGTCTTGTTTCTAATCCTGATTCTGCTCTTCTTATGGCTAATGCTTTCCCCAAACTTCTTCCTACTGACTTTATGAATGAACTTCAGAAAAGACAACGTGAGATTGAAGAAAATAAAAAGAAAGCCTTAGCTGCTCAATTAGAGATGCTTAAAGCTCAGCAGGGAGCTTACGATAGATTTCGTCCAGTAACTCAATAAGAATATGAACATAATAAATTATATTCAGAGACAGCAAGTTAATCCTATTGAAGTTGGTGCTTTTGATAAAGCAGCTACTACATTACAACAAGGTCATAAGGAAGCAGTGAAAGCTGCTTCCGACCTTGAACTTGCTATTGCAAAGCTCGACCTTAATGAAAAGGAAGATGCTTTTCGTGCTGCTAAATTGAATCAAATTAAAGATACTATTAGAGCTAATACTATTTATGGTAACTCTTATGGCGCATTAAGTAAAATCATTGAATCTCAAGGTAGTATTCTTGGTGGTGCTGATATGATTGGTCGTCTTAAGGCTCAAGCCGAATATAAGCAATACCAAGATACACTTGATAAGAGACAGGATATTAGTCAAGATGTTAAAGATAGATTCAAAGAAATGAATCCATATTATTATGCTGATAAAATTGATAAGAAAACGGGAGAAATTATTGGTGGTACTAAATGGTCTCCTAATAGCACCCCCGTAGAGGGAGTGGATATGTCTAAAGTAGCTTCAATGGCTCTACAATTAGCTGCTAGTGAAAAAGGCGGTAGTAATAAAACTACATGGCTTGACGCAGATGGTAATCCTACTACTGATTATAGAAAATCTGTTACTGGTGCTGTATTTAATGTTACTACTCAAACTTGGGAACAACTTAGTGAAGAAAAGATTCAACAAGGTATTCGTGCTGCTCTAGGTCTTGTTAAAGGTGCTAAGGCTAGCGCTAAACAAGATTATGAAACGGCTGTGTGGAAGTATAATAAGAATAAGAAAGCTGATAAAAACTATGTTGGTGATTCTGATATTATCGATGAAGATGGTCATATTAGAAGTTTTGACCAATATATGGATCATATGTTTATGCCTATGATTAAAGCTGCTAGTTATAGAAATGTTACTATTAGTAGCGAGTATAAAGATGGATATGAAAAACAATTAGCTTATTATAAAGCTGCTGCTCAAGCACAACAAGCTGCCGCTGCAGCTGCTGCAGGATATGGCGCTAATGGCGATTTAGGAAGTAAGGTAGATCCTAATGCAGGAGACCAAGGCACTATTGATGTTGAATCTAATCCTTATCCTGAAATTGTTACTAGAGAGGCTTCTACAAATCAGTATCTTCTTTCTACTATTAAGAAAGCTGCTGCTGGTAAAATCGGTTGGCTTAAGGACGTTGATAGTTATTTTGATATTATGAATCATTATGGTGGTGCTGGGCCTGGTACTTCTATGAATAAATTGATGCAAGAACTTCATAAAGCTGGAGTTTCTATAAATAAAGATACTTATAATACCTTGCAAAATAATGCTTCGGCTTATTATACTTATAATCAACAAAAGCGTTTGATGAATGCTGGTTTGAATGAAGATGATAAAAAGAAATTAAGTAGTGGTATTAGTCTTAATACTAATCATTTTAAGAAAGGTCATAATTCTAGTGAAGATGATGTTGTAGACCTTATCAATAAACTTAAAACTAATAGTGATAAAGCTGTTATTACTATTCGACCTGAAGCTGCTACAGCTCTTAATAATATCAGACCTAACTATTTTCAAGATAGTGGATTTCAAGCTGTAAGACAAACAGATGGTAGTTATACTGTTACTGTTAATAAAAACCAATATGAATCTTTTGCTCGTGTTATGGGCGATATTGAACGAGCCGATAGTTCCGCTCATACTGGTTTCTTTAGGACAATAGGTGGTTTTTTCCGACGAGAAGGTGGTGGATATAATGTTGAGTATTATAAAAATGGAGAAACTGTTTTTAATGTAGGTGAAGGTTTTGGTACTCTTGGTAAGAAATATAATAATCTTGTTGATAATTATACTGATGTTGCTAGAAATAGACTTGGTAAGGTTTCTAAAACTGGTGTAATGAGTGTTCAGCATTTTGCTGCTCCTACATTTACTCAAGTACAATTAGAAGATGCTTATAATAGAGGGCAAATTAACGAAAAAGAATATAGACAGAAAGTTACTAATGCCACTAATGCTGTGAATGCTCATTTGTCTGGTGGTGCATTAAATTATGGTATGATTTATAATGCTGATGATAATAATCACTTTAGTAAATCACAAAACCCTGAAGATGCTGGTGCTCTTATCAATTATGCTATGAATAACCTTAGAAAGAATGTTACAGTTAATGCTGGTGAAATTCCTATAGGTACTATGATTAAAGGTAGGTCTGTTCCTACTGCTGGTTATTTTATTAGCATTTCTATTCCTGAAGGTAAGCATGTCGGTAAATACGAAGGAGGTAAAACCTACAAGTTCTTCTACGGGGGAGGTTATGTTGAAGGAACAAACGGTTATAATCCTGGTACTAATGCAGCTAGTCTTGGTAGAAATACAATCAATATTGTTAATAACCAAAAAGTTCCTGTAATGAATCTTCTTACTACACCTGGTAAGATTGCTGAAGCTAGTGTTACTCCTACATCTGCTGGTGGTTTTTATTGTAAGTTTGGTACTAAAGGTCGAGAAGTAGACCAAGTAACATCTGAAGATTTTGCTACTGCTTGTTATCAATTAGATCAGCTTTATGACCAAGGTATAAATGCTCTTTATCGCGCTCAACAACTTAACCCACAAAACTTCAATAATACTATGGGTTCTATAACACAACGTATTAGTGTTGCTACTGGTATGCCTCCTGCTACTGTTGCTACTATGGTTGCTAATTATTTGAATACCCCAAGATGAAATAGTTATGCCAGACAATAAGAGATTAGACCCTGTCGTTGAAAGTCTTTTGAGTGGTGGTTTTATTTCTAATCCAGCATATAATCCTAAGACTAAAAAGGGTAGAGAACAGCCACAATACATACAACAAACAGCACCCAATCAAGTATATGATATGGGTGCTGCTATTGGTAGATCTAGTAGACAGATTTATTTTGATAATAGTTCTTTAGGTCTTACTGCAGATGAATGGAAGAAGGAACAAGCGGCTGGTGCTACTGTTTCTCCTTACTATAATCAAGATGAAAGAAATAAGCATAAAGCTAGAGCTCAAAGCGGTGCTGCTGTTTTTGGTAATACTCTAGTTCAAATGCTTGGTTCCGAAGCTGCTGTTGGTGCAGTTAAAGGTATATTTGACCTTATAGACCGAGGAGTTAATGCAGTTAAAAGTGACCCAGAAGATGACTATAGAGATGATGTTACTGGTGTAGGTGCTATATTAGAAGATGTTCAAGAACAGATTCGAGAACAATTTCCTATTTATAGAGAAAACCCAGATAAAAACTGGGATATTACAGATGGTGCTTGGTGGGGTCAGAACATGACTAACATTGGTAGTAGTCTTGCGTTTCTAGGTTCATCTCTAGCATTAGGTAAAGTAGCTAGTATGGCTGGTAAAATTGGTGGTAGTTATAGTCTTGCTAGAGGCATTAACGCTGTTAATGTTGGTCTTGCAAAAGCTGGTGCTGCTGTTGGTGCTGTTAAAAACGTATATACCACAGCAAAGTTTTTAGGTAATGCTGAACAGATTGCTGGTATGTCTTTCCTTAGTAGAACTATGGAAGGTCATATGGAAGCCCGTGAAACATATAAAAATGTATATGGTGAATTGAGTTCTGCATTAAACAATATGTCAGATGCTCAATATAAAGATTTTATTGCTAGAAACCAAGACCTTCCTGATATTAACAATCTTAGTAAAGATGAGATTGCTAAACGTATGGCTACTGCTGCTGCAGATTCTACCTTCAAAGAAGATTATTGGATGATAGCTAGTGATATGTTACAGTTTTCAATGTTGAAGAACTTGTGGAAAGGTTTTAGTTCTCGTGCTACTACTTCTGCACTTAGAAGTGCACAAGATGGTGTTCTTAATAGGTTAGCAGGTATTACAGAAGAAAATGCTGTTAAAGGAGGTATTCTTAGTCGAGGAATTAAAGGTCTTTGGACTGGTGCTAAAAGTATAGCTAAAAGTCCTTATACTAGAACTTCTATTGCAGAAGGTTTTGAAGAAGGTTTTCAAGGTTCTGTTCAGAAGAACTCTGAAGATATTGCATTATTCAAATTAGATGGTAAACATAAGATTGATGGTCTTGCTGATTATGCTACTAGTCCTAGTATTTGGGAACAGGCATTTTGGGGAGCTATCGGTGGTATTGCTTTCCAAGGTGCTGGTAGTGCTATGGGTTGGGCTGGTAGAGCAATTAGTAATAGAAATAAGAGTGAAAGCCAGAGACTTCTTTCTGAAGATAAAGCACGTGAAGCTGAAATCAACGGACGTGTAGATGCGTTTAATACTCTTGTTAGAGACCTTAGAGATCTCAATAATGGTTATATTCCTGGACAATATGAAACAGACGAATTAGGTAATGCTAGATTAGATGAAAATGGTACTCCTATTCGTAGAAGAGTTAAACACGGAGAAGCTGAAGTAGAATCTGCTAAGAATAAACTATTTGATGATTTCCTTGTTAAGTTCGGTATATCTGCTGCCATGAATGGCAATAGTAGAATGTTTAGAGATATGCTCGATGATAAAAGATTCATGTCATTCTTAGATAATAATACTGATGAAAAAGATAACTCTAAAGAGATTGTAGATAAACTCAAAAATAAACTTGATAATATATATGAAAAGTATAATGCTAATTATCTTAATGTTTTCAATTCTGTAAAAGACGCAGATGAACATGTAGCACGAGCTGCTGCCATGCAAATGATTTTACAAGATAATGCTATTGATGATATTGATAGAAGAAAAGGTGCTATTGATGAAAGAGTTAAACAATTTACTGATGGTAAAGGTGTAGCCGAAGAAGTATATAAACATGTTCTTCACAACTTGCTTAATAATAAACTTGCTGATTTGAATAATAAGCTGGAGCAAAACAAAAATGATTATGATAATAAGAACAAGAGTAAATCGGCTTATGAATCTGATTTAGCAGCCTTCCAAGAATCACGCAAAAGAGTGCTCGATTTCGCTGCTAGAATCGCTCCTACGGCCTTATCAGAAAGCGCGAAAGGGTTTCTATCGACTACCCAAGAGAAACGCGATTATCAGGCTTTTGAGAACGAAATCTACGAACACCTAAGTACTAATGCTACTAATGAGCGTACAGCCCTTGCTGAACTTCCTGCTAATGTTAAGTTTGAACTTTTGGATAAAGCTATGCTTGATATTGAACGTGATGATATTGTTAATGGCAGACCTACTGATAAGAAGGGTTATGCTAAACTTTATAATAATATTGGTGAGACATTCTTTGAAATAGGTCAAGATAAATATACAGAAGCTGTTACTAATGTTGCTAAGTGGCTTGAGAATCAAGATAATATTGAAGAAGCATTTAATAGATTGGTTAGAGATGAAGTTGATGAACTACAAGATGAACTTGATTTAATTAAACTTGGTTCTGCTAATGCCACTGCAGCTGAACAATTACTTCAAAAAACTGTTCAAGAAATTATTCGTCGTAGAGAAAATAAAGCTCGTCAAGCAAATACTACTCGTAGAAATGGTATAAATCGAACGAATGAATCTAGGGATAGTCATCACCCTACGGGGGAGGTCGTAGAAGATAATACTCTTACTGATGAAAACGATCCTCTTTACGTAAGAGAAGAACCTGTAGAAGATATAGTTCCAGAAGTTGTTATATCTAATCCTAATACTACTACGGCTAATGAATCTAATGAAAATGCTACTAATGAAAATCTTGTTCCTGTTGAAGAAAGAAATGAAGAAGCTATTGAAGAGCAACCAACAGAACAAGAGAATAATGAAGTTGCAAATCAAGAAGCTCCTATACAAACAGCTGTTCAAGCAGCTTATAACGATGCTGTTGACAATATTGAAGTATCTACTGAAGGAGTTGTATTTGATGTTGATAATGACACTGAAGCTAGAGATGAAGCTATGCGTGTAGCTATGGCTAATATTAGAGATGTTAATGGAGAAACAGGTACTACTCAACAAGATTATATTGATGGTACTAATAAACTAAAAGATGTTCGTAAAGCATTAAAAGATAAACTTGAACAAGAAGGTGTTCCTAAAGCGTATATTGAAGATGGTGTTAATATGGCTGTTAATAACATAGTTAGACTTTTTGCTAGACAAGCTAAACGTAATTCATCTGTTTCTAATGATACAGTTATCAATGCTATTACAAAGATTATTGATGGTGAATTTGATATTGATAAGTATAATGATTTTGTTAAGAAAGTAATTAACGATTATATCAAAGGTGCTAATCTTCATATTACATCTGGTGGTAGAGTTACTGTTGATGCTTATAAACTATTTGATTATATTATTACTTCTGGAGAACTAACAGCAGATGAAGCTAAAGAAGTTATTAGTTATCTATATGACTTCATTAAGAATTATGATATTACTAAGGAAAGTGCTCTTATTGAAAATCCGAATGAGGCTAAAAAACATTATATTATTAAATGGGTTAATAAAAGTGCTCTTGCTAGAGAACTGAAAAATCCTACAGATGTTTATGCTCAAATTATTGCTAATAGAGAGATTATTAAAAGAACTCGTCTTGATAAACGTATGCATATAGCTAAACCTAATGATAGTTATTTAGAAGCTAATGGTACACGTACTTATCAAGAATATAGAAATGTTGCAATTAATGCTGCTGCAAATGGTGCTAGAATTACTCCTATTAGAAATAGTAATTCTATTAGTTTTACGGTTAATATTCCTATTAAAGAAGAAGATGAACATGGAAATGAAGTAACTAAAAATGTTGATGTTGAGATTGGTTTTATTAAAAGAGTTGCTATAAGCGAGAATGGTAATACTATTAGTGCTGAACCTTACAAAAACAATTTTGAAGTAACTTATTCTAGAGATGAAAATGGTCTTGCTGTTAGTAGCATTGACCATATTGTTTCTGCCATGTTACTAGGAAATACAGAAGAAGGTAATGTTTTATTTGATACTCTTCTTAGACATGCTTCTATGGAAACAATTCATAATGATATTTGGTTCAAAGAAGCATATAAACTTCTTAAAGATAATGCTCTTTATAAAGATCTTCTTAATAGGATTAAATATAAAACTAATATCACTGATGAAATGCAAGTTGATACTATACTAAATCAACTTACAGGCATTCTATTTGCTTATGATGGTGTTACTGCTGGTAAAGATGCATTATATGCTAGTTATCTTGCTCGTAATGAAAAGTTCTATACTAATTATAGTAACACGGCTAAGATTCAAGAAGCTATTGATAAAAATAAAAGTAGTGAATTAGAAGTTCATCTTAGTGGTAGTAGTGAACGACATGTTGAATATGGTTCAAATCTTCAAAGTATTAAAGAAGCAGGCCTTGATTATGAACAGAATCCTATTGTTATATTTGAAGGTGTTAATGCTATAGCTGAAAATGGTAATACTTATATAAATACTGCCGACTTTAAGAACGGTACTATGGGAATGCTTGTTGATGATAATGCTGGTCATCCTATTATGGCTTTGTTCAAAGAAAGTAATTATATTAAATCTAATCCTGAACTTTATAAAGCTATTGGTAATGAAGCTGTACGTATTGTTGAGGCTTTCCAAAATGGTCAAATGGAATTTGAAGAAGTAGCTGAAAGATTAGAAAATCTTTTAGGTACAAAAGGGTATAATGTTGGATTTGGTATTATTAAAGGTATTAATATTGCTATTACAGATACTGCTATTACTTTCATTAAGAATAATAAAGTAACTGCTGTTATTCATAAATATAAACCTGGTACTACTAGTAGAGGTACTGGTATTACTTATGATAATGGTAAGTCTAGAACTTCTAAACTTACTTTTGATAAAACGTTTGTTTCCGATATGTTTGTTGATATACTTGATGATGCTAAGTTTAATCCTACTTGGTTTACAATCAAAGGTACTAATAAAGAAAATAGTAATATAGACGGTAAAGATACTCATTATTATGAAGTTAAAAACGGATATATAAAAATCAACATTGGTGATTATAACAAGACCTATAATAACTTTGGTCATTTTGCTCAAGAACATGATGCTTTCAAAACCAATCATATTGATAATGGTGGTTTTGTTGGTAATAGTTTATATGTTAGTGTCAATGAATTAAGCTCCCCCGTAGAGGGTTCACTCCACCCCGAAACTATTCTTGAAACGCCTAATACTCTACTTACTAATAATAAACAAGTAGAAGCTGTAAAACTACTTGAAGCTGCAGGATTTAGTAAAGAACATATTGACCAAATTCTTGCTATTGAAGATGGTAATGGTAATAGTCTTATTTCCGATAGAGTTTACTTAGGTGAAAATACTAAAGATAAAGCTAATGCATATTATAAAGGAAATGATGTTTATATTACTCCTAGAGGATTAAAACTTATTGATAATCATAGAACTGGTAAACACGATCTCGTTCGTCTTCTTATTCATGAAAACCTTCATAGGCATTTTGATAGATTAGGTGTATTCAAAAATACCGCTGATGAGAATACCCAAAGGGTTATTGAAGATATTATTGAAACCTTTGATAAACTTAGAGAAGCTCTTTTAGATCCCAATAAGAGTAGTCATATTGACAGTAGACAAAAGAATGCTATTCTTAAACTTATGGCTCAAATTGAAGCTGCTTATAGAAGTCAAGGTGATATTTTTAATGCAGCTACTAATGCACGTTTCGCAGAAGAATGGATTACTGAAAGTCTTAGTCAAAAGAACTTAGCTGCAGTTCTTAATAATATTACTTATGAAGGTGAAGGTGCTCATGATGTTACTGGTATAGAAGAAGAGAATAAATCTTTCTTCCAAAAGATTATAGACCTACTGATGAAATTGTTTAGAATCGGCGGTGGTAAAGTAAAAAATAATAGTATATTTGCTAGACAATACTATGTTCTTAGTCAAATGGACGAGAATATTAGTAAGGAGGATATTGAGAATAATGAAGAAGACAATAATATAACTAATAATGAAAATCAACAAACGAATGAACAAACAGAAGAACCAGTACAACACATTGAACCTCAAGAAGTGGAATCAAACAATGTCGTTGAGGAAGTTGCCGAGGTTAAAGAAGAAGACGCTCAAAGTGCACCCGTTGATGAGTCTATTGAAACAGAAGATGAAATCAATGAGGAAACTTCTGTTGAGGATTCTACCAATTCGGTAAAAGAAGAAACTGTCGATGATTTTAATCCAGAAGATTATAATACAGATGATGATTCTCTTGACGAACTAGATGAACTAGATGATGAAGATTTAGACCAATGGAACGCTATCACTGATTATATTGATGGTACTATTATTGGTAATAATAGAGCCGCATACGTATCAAACATTGATTCAATCGGTAGGGACTTCACAGCAACGCAAAAAGCGTTTGTTGCCACCTTAGAAGCCCGAGGAGAGCTTGTTTATAGGTGCGGTTTATAATATATCGTCCAAAACAATATCGTGAATTAGAGAGGCTTAAATAGCCTCTCTTTTTCTCATATTGTACAACATCAAACTTCCAAATATAACTCCTATGGCTTGTATATATGAACTTAAATACAACGATGAAACAATAGGTAAAGCTATTGAATCTCTTGAAGGAGGTACTTTGTCTGTTGATGATAAAATCAAGTTCTATGAATTTATCCATACAGATACCTTCCTTAATTCAAAACATAATATCCGTAAAGATGGTACTAAAATCTTAGATAAAAATGAAGACGGTGTTTTGTTTAGAGTAAATGAGAATACCAATTCTCTTAGTCTTGGTAGAGTTTTTAGAGATGCTAAACATGCTTATGAGCGTACAGTTAGAGATGATTTGTCAAAGCAGCATGTGATTGCTCTACGGGGGTTCCCCTCTGCTGCTGCTAAATCTGAAGCAATCGACCATAGCGCAGATATTGTTATTACTGCTTGGCATAATGTATTAGAACGAACTGGTAAATCTAAGCCTGCTGATATTGCTAAAGAAGCTGCTAAACTTATTAGAGGTAACTACAGAGAGAATGTTTTTATTGCTCATCTTAGAGAAGAAAAGGAACAAAATAATAAAAGGGCTGAAGACGTTCTCAATAATTATTTTAGCACTGTTAGTAAGATTAAGGAGCAAGAAGCTGCACTTAAAACTATTAAAGAAGAGTATAATGCTATTTCAAAACAACATAAAGATCTTGTTGCCGCTAAAAATGCTGCTAAAAATAATAAAGAACTTTATGATGATATTGTTGCTAAACTTGAAGCTGTTATTAAAGAAGCAGGTGATATTAAAATCAAATATCAAAATGCTAGTACTGCACTTAAAAATGCAAAACAACAACAAGCTAATAGTATTGTAGACCTTGTTAATGATGAAAGTCTAAACTTTACTACTCCTCAAAAGAACTATGCTAATCTTGTTAATCAAGTTACTTACAATACCACTAGTTGGTTTGCTGATGTATTTAATGTAGCTAAACTCTCTCCTTATAGTTCTAGTTTTGATTCTTCTTTATCTGAAGATAAACTTGATAAAGCAGGTGAAATTAAATCTGATGAAGAGGTTGAAGTTAGTGAAGAAAGAAAATCTATTGATGATTTTAGTAAGCATTGGGACGATTCTCTTCCTAAAGATTTTACTAGTGGTGTTTCTGCTTCTGTTGCACAACGTCTTTCTAGACTTTATCATTTAGCCGAACCTGTAGATGAGGAAGGTAAATATGTTTATTCTCTTACTAGACATCTTGGTACTCCTTATACCATGGATGTTAAACGAGTAATGGCTACTATTTATAACTATGGTAATTTCTCTTCTACTAATGATTTAATCAATTCTCTTGAACATATTTCTAGAGTACAGCCAGAAATGTATGGTCTTAGTAAGCTAGTATATGATATGAAGAGAAATCCTGTTCTTGCTAATGAGATATGGCATTCTTTTGCTAAGCCTAAGATTAAAAAGGCTATGGTTGAGGCTACCGCTCAAGGTGTAGAATTTACTCAAAGTAATAAGTCTATTGAGGTTCTTACTTCTCAGATTTTTAAGACTACTAATGAGCTTAAATCTACATATCGTGGTGCTTATAATGAAGCTCATAGTAAAGAACTTAAGGAGATGGCTGAAGCATTAGCCATATTTTCAAACCCTGCAATAAAAGCTATTGACCCTAATCTAAAAGAACTTTATACTAGTAAACTGTATAATATACTGAAACAATATGTTCCTAGTATTAGTAAACAAGATGTTGTTTCTTATCTTGAAGGTAGAGGACTTAGTAAGAAACAAATAGAGGGTAAAAGTAAGAAAGATATAAATCTTGAACAATATACTAAACTTATTAACTCTGTTGGTGCTATTGTAAAGGGTGTTAGTAAAGCTATTGATAGTTATAATGATAAATGGATTAAATATGAACAAGGTTATACAGATGAACAAGGTAATCATGTAAAGGGTAGTATTGAATATAGTAGGGAGATGAGTGAACTTAGAAAACAAGCTGCTGCCCTTACTGAAACTGAATATAATAAGGCTCTTAAAAGACTTGGTCAAGCACCTAAGTTCGATGCTTCTGCTGTTAATTTCAATACTCTAGAATCTGCTGCTATTAACTTTGCAAAGGAAATCTCTACTGTTATTATTGTTCGTAATGAACTTAATAGTATGAATGCTGAAGGTAACATGGCTTCCAATGTTATCAACAATAGTGCTATTAGTAATCTTCTTAAACAAATACGTTATACTACTGAAGAAGATGATAATGCTGGTCTTAATAAACTAAAAGAGTTTATTACTGCTTCCGACCAGTATAAACATAGCCCTATTTTCTTTGGTGTTTATGATGAGAACGGTCGTATTATTAAACCAGGTCTTTTTGTTAGAGACGCTACTGGGGAAGTTACTGTACATCCCAGAGCAAAAGAAATGATTGATGTTTCTTTGTTTGATGGTATTAAAGATAGAGTTGGTGACAATAGTTCTATGTATGCAGACCTCAGTGCAGAAGATTATTTCATAACCCAATTACTCGCCCGTAGAGATGCACTTACATCTCCTACTGAATCAAAAGATGCTCGTCAAGGAGGTTACTTTCTTCGTACTCCTTCTGATGCTAGTAAGAATTTTATCTTTAGAACAGATAGTTATATAAGCGGTGGTACATTCAAATATAATAGTGATGAAGAAAAAGCAGTTTTAGATGAGTATGCAGGAAAAATTAAAGGGGAGGCTGTTGTTGGTACGAATTATGAAGGTGATATAGCTTCTCATGATGATAATGTTAAACAAGCTATTCTTAAACTTAGCAATAATAGGAATAAGGGCAATATTATTTATAAAGACTTTCATGAATTTGCTTCTGTTCTTAATGGTGAAACTGGTATTATTAAATCATTCTCCAATTATACTCAATTTGTTAGTAAGAACGAAGATGGCAGTATCAATGGAATGATTCCTATTGTTTATCAAGGTCGTAATAAAAACAACAAACCTTCTTATGTTATTGCTTATGCTGAGGTTAAACAACATGGAGATAAAAGTAATAATGAATTTCAAGTATTGAAGATTCATCATATTCATACAAGTAATACTAGTATTGAAGAACTTGTTAGTGACAATGCTGGTAAAGTATTAGATGATGCCATTATTAGTGGCAAACTTAAAGCTACTACTAATACTAATTCTACTACTTATCATGCTTATCGACAGCAACTTCTTGGTGAACTTAATACTTTCATTGAAAACCTCAATAACATTCTTGTTAATGTTAATGGTGAGTTTGTTACTAAAGATAATGTCGATAATTTGATTGAACGTTATCTCTTTGATAAAAAGATTGTCAAAGATGGTAAGCTAACTGGTAATGTATTTAGTTTTACTCGTCTATTTGAACTTGGTGATTATAAAGTAGATGAGTTGATGAAGAGTAAGCTTGCTCTCTACGGGGAAGGGCGTGATGCTCTTTTAATCGAGAATGAAAATGGCGGTCTTACTCTTAATTTAGATAGAAGAGATCTTATTACTGTTGATGATAATGGTAAGATTTCATTGAATCTAAATGATGCTAATAAGCAACTTATCAATAACCTTGTTGATGGTTGGATGACTGCTTATCAAAGAGAGGTTATCAGTGATACTCTTGAGTTTAGAGAACTATATACTAATCTTGGGTTTAATATTGAGACTGTTGTTGATACTTTTATTGATGCTTCTCTTCAACTTATGGCTTATGATGACCTCTTTGAAGGTGATAGTAAGTTTTATAAGAATGCTCTTGACCTTCTTAAGCGTGCTAAAGAAACACAAGCTGGTGGTAAAGCCTATGGCAATATGTCTTTAGATGATAAACTTGGTGGTGCTCTTGTTACAAGAACAGACCATGAAGGTAATATTATGACTATTACTATTGGTAAAGGTACTGAACATCAAGTATCTATTCCTGTTAGAAATGGTTTTAGGGCTGTTACTGTTGAAAATACTAGTAAAGGTAGTGATATTTGGAAAGATATTTTTAATGAAGTTTATGATATTGTTTATGGGCAAATGGAGGATAAAGTTGTTGCTGATAAGATTGCCGAAAATATCGCAAATGGTTATAGAGCTGATACTAAAGTAAATGATGCTCAATCGTTCATTACCCTTGATGAATTTGTTGCTCGTAAGCACGCTGATGGTACTATTGAAGAATATAGAGATTTGCTTGAAAAGCTATATGATCCTAATGTTAAACTTGAAGATATTGATATTGAAGAAGTTAATGCTAAGATTCAAGCCCAAAAGAACTTCTATTTCGATAAGCAATTTGACCCTCAAACTGGTATTTATTACCCTCGTCAAATTAAGAATGCTGAATACATTCTTATTCCTAAAATTGTAGAAGGTACTAGTCTTGGTACTCTTTACGATATTATGAAGAAACATGATATTGGCCAGCTTAATACTAGAGAAACATCTAAAGCTGCTAATAAAAATGTTCTTGAATATTGGGATAAAAAAGATGGTAAACCTAAACCTGAAACATTTGAAGAACTTGTTGCTCAAAATATAGGTGTAGAAAATTATTATTATCGTTATCTTTATAAGCAACAAGATGTAGTTGACCACCTTGTTGATAAAGAGAATAAAGCTGGTGTTCAAGTAACAAAGAAAATCATTGATAATGCTGCTCCTCATCTTGAACCTTATGTAAAACAGTTCTATGACAACTTTGTTGCTAATATCCGTGATTCTTATAGTTTACTTCTTAATAGACTGGGTTGGGACGTTAGAAAAGATGGCACTCTTATCCAAAGAGATACTCAAGATGATATTCTTAATTTTGATGATTTCTATCGTAGAGCCAGAAATGAAGCCAGACGTCTTGGTCTTGATAGTAATTTCATTGATTATCTCACACCTGAATTAGGCGATCCTAAGATGCCTAATTACATGAATAATGTAAGTACTAAACTTGAAAGTATTGCTCAAAGTATTTTTAATAGCGCTGTTACAAGACAAAAACTTCCTGGTTGGCATGCTGTTCAGATTACTCCTATTGGTGTTCAAGAATTAGTAAAAGATTCAGAAGGTAATAGTAGAAAACTTAGGTATCACCCGAAGGTTGAAATTGATGGTGTAACAGTTCAAGAAGCATATGCTGAAGTACTTGTTCCTAGATGGAGTAAACTTATTCCTAAAGATTATAGTGTTGAAGAATTAAAAAATAGTGGTCTTGATATTCAAATTGGTTATCGTATTCCTACTGAAGGTAAGCAATCTGTTAGTGTTATTAAAGTAGTTGGTTTCTTAGATGACATTGAAGGTTCTAAGGTTGTTGTTCCTGAAGAATGGGTTACTCAAACTGGTAGTGACTTTGACGTTGATACTATGTACGTTATTAGTCCTGAAATTGTTGTTGATAGAAATGGTACTCTTCATAAAGTTAAGTTTGATGATTCAACAGAAGAACCTGATGTTCAACGTAGATATGTAAAGTATATTACTGAACGACTTAAACATCTTGAAGCTGATTCTAGTGAAATTGCTGAAAATACCCGTGCTCTTAAAGCAGCTACTTCTAGAGAAAAACTTGATGCTATTAAAAAAGCTAATGAAGAGTTCTTTACTGATAATCTAAATAAGCAAAAAGAACTATTTGCTCAACTAGATAATACAGCTAAAGAAAATGCTAAGCGTATTTATCTCGCTTATAAAGGTAAAGAGAACTTTATCAAACGTCATACTGAAGTTGCTAATTATTTTAGACAAGCTGCTTCTCTTCTTACATCTGACGAGGAACTCCCCCGTAGAGAGCTATATAAACAATTCGCCGCTATCAATGATGCACTTGCTGACCAAACCGATCTAAATAGTAAAGCCTATGACCATATTGCAACTCTTAAAGAAGATGTTGCTAAGGCTCGTAGGGATTACTTCGACCAAGTAGAAAAGATTGCTGTCGAGAATCATCTGGTATCATTTGAAGATTTCAAGGCTCTTAGTATTGAAGAACAAAACTCTACTAAGGCTAGAAATAATCAAATTCTTGATGCTATGGTTGCTATTATGTCTGACCCTTCTTCTAGAGAAGAAAACTATTCTCGTAGTAACTTTGACGATTTGGTTGAAGGTATGAAGGAAGCTAATATTGCTCGTACTGGTGATCCTCGTGGTAACAAAGGTGTTCCTAGTGCATATAGTCCTATGAATCAAATTAGGTTTATGGAAAATGCTATGGGTGGTGCTGTTCTTAAAGCCTTCTCTGTAACACGAGATAACTTTGTATCTGTATCAAACCGCGCTCAAACAGTTATTCATGGTGTAGATGTTGTTGTAGAATATAACCTTGATGAACAAAAAGATGGTGTTACTGTTTATGATGAAAATATTATTAGAGCTTCTTATCCAGGTGCTGTTAAAAATGGACGAACTATGACTGTTACTCATAATCAACTTGGTTGGAGTAAGAATAATAGAAATGTAGTTGGTAAAATTCTTACATCTTATAGTTCTCAAACCACTGCTCACATTCTTGACGCTGTTAAGGAAGGTTCTATCTTTAATGAGAATAAGTTTACCTTCGGTAGCTTCAAAACTCTTGTTGATTTAGGTATTGACTATGGTACTGCGGTTGCTTTTCTTATGAACCCAGTTATTACTACTATTTCTAAACATAATGATAAACGTAATAGTGTATATAAAAATGAATATACTAATCCTATTAAAGATACTATTGTAGAACTTGCTGAACAAATACTTGGTGTTAGTAGAATAGACCGTACAAAGAGTATTGATGATATTGTCCATGATGTTTTGGAGATAGAAAAAAATCAGCCGACGCTCGCCAGATTTGGCCTAGAATTGAATAAAGATGGCTCGCTGAACCATACTATCAAACTAAACAGAAACACTCTCATAGAGCGATTAACCGCCCAAAAACGGGGTGTTTCATCGTCCGAGTTCCTTCTTGAGGATTTCGCAACGGCCTTACACTTTCATAAGTTGCACACGCTCACAATGAACATTGAACGTGTTGCTCGTGTTATGAACTCTGATAAGTATGGTGCTAAGCAAAGTGTTAATGCTACTCGTGAGAAGATAAATGAACTTATCGAACTAAGTCATATTGAAGATGAACAACTTCATGAAAAAAGCAACCGTAAAGATGATAAAACTATTTACTTTACAAGTAATCGTACCGAAAAAGGTCTTGTTAATTCTGTATTCCCTGGTGAAGAGATTGTTGTTGATGAGAATAACACAGAAGATGTTGTTGTTGGAGATAATGTAATTAAAAAAGTTGTTATACCTAAACGTAGTGGTTTTATTATTGATGAGAAAACTAGTGTTTATCCTCATCTTGCTGCATTTTATAAATATGCTACTGCTACTAGTGTTAAAGCTAATAGTCAGCTATTTAGACTACAAAATCCTTTGATTGTTGATTCATTTGATGCCGTATTTCGTGCTATGAAAGTTAAGCCTAATGAAGAGAAATATAGAGAGATTGAACGTAGTTATGTTTCTTATGTATATCAACAGGCTGGTTATATTTCACAGCCTATTACGATAAATCATTCTGGTCAAATTATCTATGATAGAAGTAGAATAAATTATGATGATGAAAGTATTATTGATAGTAACGAGCAGGCTAGAATCATTGGATATAATAATGCTAATACTTATCATAGACCTGGTATTGATATACACAAACCTACTAAAGAAGATATTGCTTGGTTTAATACTTTGACTCCTGCCCAAAAAGTTATGTGGGTTAAAACCAACTTCAAAGATGGTGCTGGTATTTTTGATTTCCTAGATGTTACTCTGTTTAATGCTTTTGATTATAGGAAGAAAGGTTATAGTAAACAAAGTATTAAATTTAATGACCAAGTTGCTGATATTGAAACTGCCTATGTTGCATTTAGAGAAAGTTTTTATAGTAAGAATGATTTAGTTCGTCTTGCCGCTATTGACCTTGTTAAGTATGCTTTTGTTGCTGAAGGGTTTAGATTTAAGAAAGGCGGTGTTAGTAAGATTATAACTAACGATGCTCTCTACGGGGGAGAAAATCAACTAGGTATGAACCTTATTGGTCAATTTGATACTATCTTTGATAAAGCTCCTGGTAAGGATTTTGGAGATGCTTTTGTAAGAAGTCATACAGAATATGTTAGAACTATTAAGATAGCTAAGAGTAATAAGAATGATTTGGCTAACGCATGGCGAGTCATGAAGAAAGTTAAACCTTCTGTTGATGGTTCTTATGTTATTGCTAATCCTATTATCAAAGAGAAGATTGGTGATAATCATTATATTACTATTTCTGAGAATGGAAAAGTTACTACTTATAAAGTTAGAAAACTGTCTTATTCTTCAGATATTTATATCACTCCCATCAATAAGTTAGAATCTGATGAATTTGGTACTTTCTCTGCTAATAATGAAAATAATGAACATTATTCTGATGAGTATTATGATTTGATGCATGAAAAAATAAATAATGAGAGAGTTATAGAAGTATCTGTTGAAATGGCTTCTGAGGAGAAAAAACAAAAGGCTGTAGAACGTAATAAAGAAATTGCTTATATTATAGAAAACAATTTAGCTAGTTTTAAGGCTGTTCGTACCAATCAAGAAGTTATTGTAGAAAGCGTTGTAAATCCTCATTATATTAGCGATATTGCTTCTAGTGGTGGTAAAAGAGCTGATGTAGTTCAACATTTTATCGATGATATTATAGCTGCTTATAATACACAAATAAGACCTGGTCATATAACGTTGATGAATAATACAATAGATATTGCTTCTATTATTCCATTTAATGCTGTTGCTATTCAAGAACTTAATACTGGAGATGGTGTTGTTCGATTTGCTATTTCTCGTGCTAGACTTAATAGTACTATTAAAGGTATTATTGAAAGTGTTATCAGTGGTGCTGAAATGCCTGGTCATATTATTAGTACATTGAGTGATAAATCAGTTAAGATGATTCAGACTGCTGTTAAAGCTAAAATGGCTAATCCTACATTCTATGATGTTAAGATTATAAGCGATAAAACTAATACCAATCAAACTGTTGATGAAGAAGGCCATGTTAGTGCTGTTACTCCTCTTATTGAAGATTATAGTAGTCTTTCTAATGATTATGGTCTCGCTACATTAGTTAGAAGCATGGCTACAGATATTACTAGAGATGCTATTATTCGAGGAGAACGTATTGCTAAAGACTTTACAGAAAGTGAACGTATTCGTGGAGTGGATTTCTCTAATGTTAATGAGGTTAATAATAATATGGAATCTGTGTTGTCTGCTGAGGCCGAATATCTTATGAGAGAGGCTAAACGTATCAATGAGACTCTTAATAAGTTTGTTCTTGAAGGTGAATTTTTGCCTGAAGATGCAAAAGTAGAATTTGTTTATGATGAACTTGGTAATGAGCATGGAGCTATTTATTACTTGCCCGTAGACGACCCAAGATTGTACACCTATCTACAAAAGAATCCTCAAGAGTTTGATAGGCTTGCTGGTCTTCTTCTTCATGCTAGAAAACTAGTTAGTACTCAAGAAGCTATGCTTTTGTATGATGTTACTGGTGAAACAGAATCTATTCAGTCTAGTATCAATATCATTCGTCGTTCTGTTAATTCTCTTAGAAATAATAATAGACTTAATACTGCTTTCGGTATGCTCTTCAATAATTATATCGCTAGTATGTATTCTACAAACCCAATGGTTCGTCATGCTATTGTTGACCTTAGAACTCATTTTGGTGATATTCATTGGTTTGATTTTACCTTTAGTGATATTCATGAACTTAATCATAAACAAGTTCAAGCTGTTGTTAAGGCTGTCAATCAAATCATTGACCATGCTCACATGCACTTGATTCCTCAAGCTGTTGATGATTTTGAAGAACGTTGGAAGGATATTGAAAAACGACATGGTAAAATAGATCTTAATAGAATTATTGATGACCACGGTAAAGTAGTTCAAGAATATACTCAAGATTTCATTGAAGATGGTAAGCGTTATAGAGAAGATGTAGAGAAAGCTAAAGAAAAACATGGTGTTGATTCTTATGAATATCATATGGCTAAACTAGAATATGATGAATGGAAGGCTGTTTATACTCATCAGCCCGCTGCTAAAAACTATTATCTCACAGATACCAAACTTAGACGTGATATTCTTAAAACTGCTGGTAGTACTTATGTTGAATATATGGCTCTCACAAGAGAACTTTATAGTGATAAACGTCCTGATACTAGTCTTAGTCCTGAAGAACGTAAAGAAAGAAAAGCTATTAGAACTAAGATTTTCAATCTTCTTAATCCTATTGTTCAAGATACTAGTTTTGCTAATGATGCTGAAGTAGAAAGGAGATTTACTCATGCTCGCCGTCTTAAAGAATATATTAAGCGTAAGAATAGCAATAATGCAGAATATTTCTATTATAAAGAGAGTGATGGTTTTGTAGAAACTTTGGAAGGTTATATCAAAGTCATTGAGGGTTATGATAAGAAACACCCTTATGAAGATTTTGGTACTAAACTAGCAAATGAAGCCTATAGAGAGGCTTATGAATGGATTGAGTATAATACTATTAGAACTCAAGATAAGAAATCTCTTGAGAAGATTCGTTCTGCTTTTGATATTCTTGCTAATAGAAGTAATACAACTAATAAATCTCTATCTAGATTAGCTAATGAAAGAGATGCTTATGATAGTAATGGTGTTATTGATGGTAGAAAGTTTACAGAAGATGATATTAAAACAATTAGAGATGAGACTATCAATGAACAATTTGTAGCACTCGGTGGTCATTATACTGATGATACTCTTATTAAAGATGTTGAAAGAGACGATAGAGTTTATACAAATAACTTCTATACTCTTATTAAAGGTGCTAGAAATGAAAATGGTAAAGAATGGGATAAGAATGAAGACCGACTGAGAATGATTAACGCTATCAATGAACTTATTCGTAAAGGTATGCGTAATCATCATGGAGAAGGTGCTATTAGTGCTAAAGCATTACATAAAAACCTTTCTGAAGATGAACTCCATCGTCTTGCTAATCTTTATTTCAATCTTGCAGATCTCCAAAGTGAACGTCCTAAAGGTAATGGTAAACATAAAGGTTTGATTGAATTTAAGACTAATACTATAGGCTTCCAGAAGCAAATGGCTTATATTAGTAGCTTAGAAAAAAATGATCCTGTTAAACAACTTCTTCTTGATATTTTCACTGATACTTATAATAACAAAGAAGGTAAGACTCGTAAAGCTAATCCATTTATTTATGACTATGTAGTTGGTGCTGATAAATTTATTGACCCCAAAAAGACAGCTGCCAAGGCATTTATTACTCATGGCACAGAGACTGTTACTACTAAGTATTATACAATGGCTATGGAACAAGCTGAAAAAGAAGGTCGTTATGATGAATGGTATGCTCAAAATCACCTTTATAATCAACTTACTGGTCGTGTAGAACCTCTTAGAATTTGGACTACTCTTCAAGCTAAGACTTATACAGACCCTGTTCATGGTGACATTGATGGTAATTTCTATTATACTCCTACGTTTGAAAATAGCGAACGTAATCTTTATGAAGAAAAAAGAGACCCTCTCTATGATAAAATCGGTAAGAATTATGATAATGAATCTCCTTCTATTGCTAGAGAACGAGGATTAAAAGATTATGATGCTAATAAAGGATTTAATGCTGGAGAAGTAGAACTAGCTAATCTTATTAGAAATACTCTTACTATGTATGCAGGTACTTATGCTGCTCAAAAGTTTATTTCTGAAGGATATATGCCTAGACAAGCTAAAGTAGATACTAATACTAAATGGTGGACACATCAAATTCTTGGTAGTGTTGGTCTTACTTTAAGAGATACTTCTAGAGATACTTGGGATCATGATATTAGTTATGAAAATGATAGAGACGTTGAATTTGACATGGTAAATCTTCTTAAGAATAAAGATAGTAGAGAATATATTAAGTATCTTGATAGAAATAAGTTTGAAAGTGATGCAGAATACGATATTCATCGCAAACAAGTTGATGAAGAGAATGCAAAGATTAAAGCAGAGAATGAAGCTATTGATGCTAATCTTCTTAATAGAAATTGGAAATCAGTAATGATTGATTATATCAAAGGTGCTATTGATGTTAATAGCAGAAATAAAGCAAAGACTCTTGTATATCTTCTTAAGGAAGATTTAGAGAACAATCCTGCTTATCGTCAATCTACTTATAGTAATAAACTTGTTAGAAACGGTAAACTTAGTTCTTCAGATCATACTGTATATCAAACTACAGAACAACGTCGTGCTCTGGAGATGGTTAATACTTGGGCTAATAGAATTATTCATGGTAATTTCAAACAACAACATAAACTTACTCGTTATGCTGATATGATGCAAGGTCTCACTAGTGCTAAATACATGATTTTCAATGTTACTGGTGGTATTGCTAATGTTGGTACTGGTATGGCCAACATAATGGGGGAAGTATTTGCAGGTGAATATTTTGGTGTTAAAGAGTTTGCTATTGGACAAAAAGAATATGGTTCATCTTTGCTTACTATTATTTCTGATACTTATGCCGAAAAAGGTAGTAATAAAACATCTTCTCTTCTTAAATACTTTGATATTGTAGACTATGATGGTATTCTTGAACGAGGTACTCAAGATAATATCAGTGAATATGTACAGCGTTTAAGAAACGCTACTTATGGTTTTCAGACTACTGGTGAACACTATATGCAAAATAGTGCTCTTATTTCTATGCTTCATTCCCATAGAGTATATCAAAATGAAGATGGTTTTACTGTTACCGGTACTATTGATAACTATACTCGTGATTTAGAGATTCAAGTTCTTAAAGGTCTTATGAGTGAGAATCAAGAACTTACAGATAAGTTTGCTAAATACTATGCTAATATCAAACAAGACCTTCAAGTTACTCGAGAATATGATAGATTTAATAAGTCTATTGTTAGTGACTTCCTTAAAGAAGTTGGAGATGAAAAACTGATTAAAGAATTTGCTGCTCTTAAGAAAGAAGCTAAGAAACAAGCTGCAAAAGAATTTCAAGCTCTTCCTAAACTTTATGATGAACTTGTTTATGATAGCGAGAAGAAAACCATAAGTATTAAAGAAGGTAGTATTCTCACTGAAGCTGCTATTGAACAATTTAAGTCTAAAGCATTTCGTATTAACAACCGTATTCATGGTGTGTATAATAAAATAGGTGCTGCTAAAATTGAACAATATTGGTGGGGTAGTCTTGTTATGCAATATCATAAACACCTTTATCCTGGGTTTATGAAGAGATTCCGTACTAGAGGTTTTTATAATGAAGCTAGAGAGACTGTTGAAAAGGGTAGTTATCTTACCTTTATGAATTATATATTTGGTGAGTTCAATGGTATTGGTAAGAGACTTAAAGAAAATCATGATGAAGAAGTTGTCATGGGTTCTATTAAAACAATTCTCAAAGCTGCTGGTCAAACATTTACTAAACTAGGTACTAGATGGAATCTTCTTGAAGATTGGGAAAAACGTAACATACGTAGAGTTCTTGGTGATGTATTTGGTATGGCAAGTGCTTATCTTATGGCTCTGGCTATTTATGCAATCTTTGATGATGACGATGTAAAAAAGAGTGATGCCCTTGGTACTCTTGTTTATAGTGCTGACCGAATCTTCGCAGAATCCTTTATGTGGAATCCAGTAGGTCTTGTAAATGAAGGTAAAACTCTTTGGTCTAGTCCTATTGCAGCAACTAATAGTTATAATGACTTGTTTACTGCTATGGGTCTTGGAATCAAATACTTCGTTGATGATGATTTCAAACTTACTTATACTACTGGTCTTTATAAAGGACAGAATAAATTTGGTGTTGTTCTTAGTCGTAACATTCCTGGTTATCGTGTTTACAAACGACTTAGTAATATGTCTAGAAATAACCAATACTATCGTATCAATGATAATAGTCTCAATATGAAATATGCTAAGAAACATGCTCATATTATTGCTCCAGATAGATAAATGAAAAAAAATCCCGACAGTCAAACTAATGATTGTCGGGATTATTTTTGTAGTAAATATCGGGCGTACTCCCCCGTAGAGTGATGGCTATGCTCGAACCTATCCTCGTAATGCTACTAAAGAAATAGTTGCCCCGAGTAGTACCGAGTTGTCCCGAGTAGTACGTCTTAACAATTATCCCCTATAATACGATTATCGTAATAATCGTATTATCCTAATATGAGATGGGGACAATAGATAAAAAAATGCCCGACACAGAACGAATCCGTATCGGGCATACATAATCATAAATCAATTCACAGCCAGTCACCGATATTATCGGTTGAATCTTTCGATTCTTGGCCTGTTTTTGGCTCTGTGGTGGCGTTTCTGCACTTCAGCTTTACCGTTGTACCTTTGCCTTCTAATTCTTTGTCAGAAGCCAAATCTGAGAGACTTTCTAATTGAACTTTTGATGGCTCATTTTTGGGGTATTTGCCCGAGTGTCGGGCGTTGATTGTTTTTGAGCAAGAGACATTATGTTTAATATACTTCGATTTGTAGCCGTTATTCATAACATTATACATAAAACGAGTATTAAGTAGAACTAGTCTCATAGTCTTACCAGAATACCTATGATAACGCAAATTTGTTTCTGCAATATCATGAATATCATTAGTTTTATCAGAAAGCTCTTTTACTTCAGCAACAAGAGATTCGGTGATAGACGAATATTTAAGAATATCCGACCTAATCTCACCAAGCATAAGACGAAGTTTATGATAATCATAACGAAGACTATTATAACAATAGAAAGAAATAGCTATTGCTACAATTATTAGGAGTGCGAGTAAGTACATAGTGCGATTAGTATGTTGATTCCTCTACGGGGGAGTTTATTTGAACTTATTGGCTTTTGCTACATCTGCAAACTTTGCAGTCTTTTTATCGACTTCATCTTTAGCAACATCGCTAGTAGATTTTTCAGTAGTAGGAGCAACTTCAGTAACAGGTTTAACTTCATCAGTTCCAGTAGAACCATGACCTCCAGTACCACGTTCACTATCACTAAGCTCATCTACTTCTACGAAGGTAAATTTAGGATAAGGAATGAGAACCATTTGAGCAATCCTATCACCTACTTGATAAGGTTGTGTAGTGTTACCACGGTCACGACCTTTGAAAGTAACGGCAATTTCTCCACGATAACCAGAATCAATAACACCTACAGAGTTAGGAAATACAAATTCTGTTTTACGATTAGAACTACGAGGGAAAATAAGAATGCCATATCCTTGAGGAATTTCAACAGCAAAACCAGTTTTATAGATAAAGCAATCCATGTTTGCGTTGTATTCTACATCAACAGCAACAATGTCTTTACAGAAATCTCCCTCACGAGCATATTGAGGGATAACTGCGTCTTTATGCAAACGCTTGAACTTTACAGTTACTTGTTTAGGTTCCATGTATTTATTTACTTGTTCGTCCATTTTGTTATAATTGTTTTGGGTTATACTAATACTAAGTTTGCGGCCTTTTCAATCTTACGAGATTTATCTCCAAACATAAGACTATCCATACGACTAAGACCAGTTGCTTTATCAACATTACAATAATATCCGCTTACAGCGTTATATGCACCCCAAGCAGTACCAAAAATATCTTTTTGAGCAACACCAGAAAAATAATACTCATTCATTTCAGAAATGATATTGGTTTTACGAATACTAATTTCAGAATCAGAAATAGCTTGATAATCTCTATAAGCAATTTGTTCAATAGTATGACCTGTTTTCTCAACACGATACAACTCTTCTTTAGTAAGAACGGTATTTGCAAATAAAGCTACAGCATCTTTATCACTAAACTTTACTTTAGATAGTTCGTTATATAACTCTCTAAGCAATTCTGTTTTCTGATAACAAAGAGCCATAATATCTGCAGCGAGATCTAACTTTTCATGTACAGAAACAGTATGTCTTAGATTGAGATATGCAGAACTATTTTTGACAGCGGCACTAAGCATATTAAAGCACCTAACTCGAATAGGAGTAAACATTACTTTTACACCAGTACTACCATCATGACTAGTAACAAACATCAGATAGTTATCAACAGGGTCTTCTCCATTTACATAGATACTCTCTGAAATCTTAGCACTAACAAAGATTTTGTTACCATCACCATAACAGCCAGCAGTTTGCCATTCTGCATGACCAGCACCAATAGCAGCATCAAAGAAATCAAAAGCATCTTTATTCTGAACAATAGTATAATTGTTCTTTACCAAACCAAGAGGCTTACCGTTATCTTTTCTAATAGTAGCATAATAATTAGGTACCTCCATAGAAGGCACATCAAGATCTTTACTAAAATCTATATGAGTCTTAATTGGGACTTTATCTACGTCCCAATTAAGATTAGCTTCATTCATTACTTCCTCAATAGTCCTGCAATGTGACACATCGGTACAACCAGGAAACATAAAAGGAACTCCTTTTGCAGTGTACATAGTTCTTATACTTAATCTACAAAACTAAAAATAGAAACTTTTCTGCCGCGACAATACAACTCTTTAAGATTGTAATCTCGGTGAGCGAGTTTGGTTACATCTTCTTCATCATACTTAGGTCTTCTATCAGAGAAATTGATAAATTCTTGAATACTCTTAGTAGAAATGATATATACCTCATTATTATCATCTACAATCAAAACAACACCTATAACAACAGGCGTAGAGAAGAAATTTTTAATACATACCTCATCTTTACCATTGATATTCAAAACAGTAGAATCAGAATAAACTTCTGATATTTTGATAACATCATCATCATCTCTAATAAAACTCCTAATTCTAGGACGAATCTTGGCTTCAAATGTGACTTTATCTCTAAGAAGATTATATTCTTCATCTGTGAATTGTCTATTGCTAGTAAAGAGTATAGCATTTACTACAATATCATAGCAATTGGTATCTACTATTTCACTCGGGTCATCTGATTTTTTATATCTAACATTACCATCAATATATCCTTTAGAAGATATATTATTGAGATTAAGTTTAGTACCTTCAATAACATCTCTAGAAAACAAATCTCCCATTACCATGATAAATGCCATCAATTCCTCCCCCGTAGAGAAGTCAATGCATGACATACCTTCTACAGCTTTAACTACATTATCAATAGTAGTATTCTCAAAATCAGTAATATCTCTATCCATAGAAGACAATTTCTTATTTATCATCTCCTTAAAATAGATAGTGAGACCACTATCTTTACTAGTGACCTCACAAACTCTTTTCTTATGTTCCATATTATTTAATTGTTAGGGATTCATTTTGAACTACTTTAGCAATAGTAATTCTATTCTCATCATCATATTGAAGAATATCCTTCTTGAGTTCTTCTTTGCTGGTATTCATAGTAACATCAGCATCAAAAGGATACTTATGTAAAAGAGCAGCTACTTCAGCACTCTTCATAGAATCAGCAATACTGACTTTTGTAGATACTTGCATTTTAATAAAGAGGTCTCCATAAGAGAACAATTCAAAATCATCTCCATGTTCTGCAACACAATTTGCATTGATAGCATCAAGGAGACCTTCTAAATCAACTTCATCTCCGTCTACCCCAATAAGACCATGTTCATAAAGTTCTTTCATTACATCACGATATGCTCTGATAAGAATTTCAGCACGATGTTCATCTACAACAGTAGCTTGTGTTGTGCGAACGCTAAGTCTTGCAGTAGGTAGTTCTACGTATCTAACACCCTTATTTGTTACATCTCCAAAATGAGATACGGCATTAAGCATTACACCTTTAAGGCGTTTAGCTCTATTTTCATAGACCTTTCGACGAGTAGCGATGCGCTTTTCTTCATCTTTACAATAAGCAACATCATTGTTCCATTCAATGATAGCTTTTCGATAAGCATCTAGCTTATTAGCAAGTTCTTCTTGTTTAATCTCAAGATAATGTTCTTGAGCTTCTGTAATTTCACCTCCATTTTCTTCAATGTGATTGAACAAATCGAGAAGGTCTTGTTGAATTTGATAAATTCCCATATTAGTATGTTTTTAGTTGTTTGTAATAAAAGCAAGAGAGATAAATCCTGTGGTAGGCACAGCTGTACTTAGTCTATAACCTTCAAGAACACGAAAGTATTTACCTCCTTTGGTTACGATAAATCTCATATTTGAGTCTAAATAAATAGTAGATTTAATACTAGCAAGATTATATCTACCATCTACATGCCTAATACCATCACTTCCACACATAAGACAATCACTCTTTTTATCTGTGTAGAACTCTATCCACTTTTGTTTTCCTCTAAACATAAAATTCATCTTTAGGTTTAGGAGCGTTCTTAAAACCATTATTCAATTCCTCTAGTTCAAGAGGTTTACTAGAGACAAAGTAATCAAATGAATCATGACATAGTAGTTTCTCTATGTAATTAGGTATATTGATACCATGTCCTTGTTCTACAACAGCCTTATGAAATAATCTATTGCGTTTATAGTCAAAAACATAAACATGATTTACACTAGCACCAGAAATAATACTCATAGTTTTTATCTTTTATCTATATCGATATTCATATCGATAAACAAATTTCTAATCATGCCTGCAACTTCTTTAGTATCGGGGTGAGGCTTTCCCGTAGTACCATGATAACGAATATCAATAATATGTTTCCATTCGGCTAAAGTATAAGTATAAACTGCTTTTGCAGCAGTAACAAGAGGAAGATTATTTCGAGTAATATCAAGAGGTACTCGTTTATCAATGAGTTTCTTATAGGCAACAAAAGCATCTCTATAACCAATAAGAGCATCATAGTATTGATGTTCTTCTCCTATAGTAGCAACATTAGGATTATCGGGAGATAATAGCAATAAACAATCTTTTGATACAACGTTTGCTTTTTTATATTCAAACCAAATAGGATCATCAGGATAAATACTAGTTCTAATTTCTTTACTAAGACAAATAGTACCTATCAAACCTTCTTTGCTCTGAATGATATATCTAGTACTAGATTCAGCAATGTTGTTAGGACTAACTCGATTCAATTCTCTAGTAACACCTATATTTGTATTAACAACTATAGTATGTCTAATGAGATCTTCTGCATCTTTGTATTCTTTGAAATCTTCAAGTTTAACTCTGAAAATAGTCAATGGAGGAAATCCATAGTAATTCATAAGATGATCAATTTCTCTACCTTTCTCGTAAATAAACTGACCATTAGTAGAAACAAGAAGAATATCTTTATTAGTGAACTTATATGATACAAATGGATTGTTATCAAAGAAAACATTGACAACACGCATTATATTTTCAGGGTGATAGTTAGCTACATTTATAACAAAATAGAAACTATCATGCCTAAGCATGCTAAGATGTTCATTATGGACAAGACTTTGAAAGGTCTTAATGTCTTGGTCGATATTAGTGTTTCGATCTTCTTTACCATAACATACACGAGCACATTTGCTAATATGCACAACATTAAAAGACTGATGCTTAACGTCGTCGACATCATAATAATCAAGGTATTTAATGGAGGGTCTAATACAACAAATAGGTTGTTCTTCTTCTATATTGATATAATTACTCATAACCAGGGGTGTTGTTTCCTCAAGTCTTGCATTATAGCCATGACTTGGTAGAATGTATTTGTTTTATTATTGTTTCTAATCTGCCCAGAAGTCTCTAGGAAATGTTGTTCAAAATCAAGATTATCGGGATTATCTTTTCCCAACTCATCGCTTACTACTTCATAAGCATGAAAATGAATACCTTTAGCTTGTCTAAGAAATGAAAGTTCATTAGGAAATCTAAGGTCGGCAATGATACAAAGACCTCCATTATAACCAATTTCTTTAGCTTTATTCAGACACGTAATGGCCCAAATATCATTATGAATTGATTCCTTAATAAAGTTATTAGCAAACCATCTCATAAGACGACGAACACTAATGGCTCTATTTCTATAAATAGTAATACCTACTTCTCGAGAAAGTCTAAATCCTTTGAAAGGATTAGCTTTAGGGTGTTCAAATATATACTTAACAGGGTCTACATCATCTTTATGAACAAATTCCATTTCTGGAATAATATAATAATATTCATCTTTGAACTTTCTATCATCGAATCTAGATTTATCGACACCTAAAATAGTAGCAAGTGCCAATTTCATATTATCAGCAAAATGAATAATAATCTTTTTATTCATGTCATTATTGACAGTATAGCTTTTAAGCCAGTCATAATAAGTAGCTTTTGATTTACCAGCACGATAAATATAACTAAACATAGAAGCAACTGTGTCTTTACCGACACCAGTCTTACCTGCAAGTGCTACTACAACTGCATTCCGAGGCATATATTCATATTTAATGTTATTACTAGTACTACCTATAACGAAAAAAGTAGTATCTCTTGTGCAAAGATACTACTTAATTGTGTTATATAGGATAAGTTGAAAATAAATAGCCATTTATTTGCTCTGTGTTTGTTTGTTTTTAGTTCCCCAAGGGGTAACTAAGCCCGAATAGATTTAGGCCTACTCGGGGCAACTAAGGCCTACTATTTTCGATTCTGTTGTTTGTTTAGGGTACGGCTCATTCCGTTCCCAAGGCGACAATGCCATAATTCTCATTATTAACAAGAGTAACATAAACGAACTGTCTACCATTGCCACTAACTTCTTTATTGAGATACTTTCTTAACTCTGGATTAGGACGAATAATAGCTCTATTGTAATTATCTACCTCGAACTTTCTAAATCGATTATCAGAATATTCAGTAGAGAACTCAATAGCATACTTATAATCATCATCTTGACACTTAACTATAGTGTAATACTTATAAGGGCGAGTAAGAGGAATATAAAAACTAGTTTTATTTTCCCTATAAGTAAGACGTTTCTTTTCAAGGTTTTTTCTATTGGCAATATCTTTAATTGAAATAATCATTACGGCATTACTTTTACTTCCTTTACGTGGAAAGGAACTTTCTTTACACCACTGCGTTCACCAAATTCCACAAAAGCATTCTTACCAATATAGTTATCTTTATTAGCAAGAACTTCTCGTTGATAATCTTGACTACCGCTAAGGTGAACTTCAAACTCTTCAGAGTTTATATCATTACGAAGAAGAAGCATAGGAATATCACTTCTGGTTTTACCCTCAGGATAAATATCAATAATCTCAAAGATACCATCAGTACTTTTCTTGTACTTAAGCATAGTAAGATTACGTTTACCATATTGGTATTCACTATTAGCTTCTCTTAGAATAAGACCCTCAAATCCTTCATCAATGAATATATTTCTATGATGAACAGCACCTTCATGATTGGAGATGTTGAACCAAGGAAGAACAACAAAATTCTTAGTATTGTTGAGATGAGTATCTAAATCAAAGACTTGAATCTTATGCTGACCAATAGATTTATCAATAACATTAAATCTATGGATTTGACTCATTTCTTGAATAGCAATATCATAACACCAATACTGAAGAAGACTATGTTCTTTACAAGTAGGGTCTTTAACAAAGTGGTTAATCTGATTAACACTATAACCAGGAAGATAAATCTCACCATCAAGAATATAATGTTCTTCAATCATAGCCTCCAGCAAACTTGCAGGAATAGCATTAAGAATATGAGTTTTAAGAACATCAAGACCTTTCCAATAAGTACCTTCTCTACTTTGGAATTTAAGAGTTATAGTTTCAAACAGATTAGAATCATCTTTTTCAGCAGAAACAAAACATCTAAGTCCGTTAATCTTCCATTGACCGAAATACCTACGGTCTTTATTGAAGATAGAACTTTTATCAGTATAAACTTTAGCTAGCATAGGAAGCAAAGTCCCATTAGCACTAGTTCTATCATAAGGAAGATAAGCGCAGAGAAAGCTGAAGATGTCTTTGTCCTCTACGGGGGAGTCCATGTTATCTTTTAACTCATGTAGGTGAAGATAACCACTTTTACGTTTAGCATTATATCTACTCTTAATTTCCTCAAGAACACTTCTCTTTCCTTTAGGGACAAAACTTTCTTTACGAATAGTTTTATTTACAATACCATGGTAAATAGCTCCTATATTACCATATTCTTCTGCATACCATACACAAGGTTGGCCGAAGTTATTACGTCTATACAATGCTTGTTTATAATCAATCATTTCTTCTTTATGTTGAAATTGAATGTTACATTTATTGTTTTTACGTCTCTTTCTCGACGTTTCTTTTTAGCTTTAGGTTTAGCATTAAGAGTTTCGAGAAGATTATCATCTTCTGATTCTATACATTCTCCTGTATAAAGATTGTCATAAATGTAAATAGTTTTACCACTAAACATATCCGTAGTGGAATTACGAACAAATTCATTCTTAACTCTTTTCTTACGTTTAGGTTTAGTAGGCGCAGCATACTTAGATTTTATAGCATTCTGATTAGCAATATAATACTCTCTATTTTCAGCATCAACGTTAATTAGTTTGTTAGCGTACTCATTATATAAAACAGGATCATCAATTCTAACGAGAATACGATAATAGTCATCAATAGCGATAGAATAATTGTAATCACCATAATGACGAATCTGTACACCATTTTCACCACAATTACAATTAAGTTCATCGGCAAGTATTTCTTCAAGTCTGACACAAGCATCGTAATTATCTTTATAGAATTTGAGCCTTCTCCATCTATCGGCAGTTATTTCAATATCTGGGAGGATAAGTACTGAGTTCTCATTTGCTAGTTTCATTATCTACTTTATGATTATAGAAATAATGACTATCATCTCTAATATCAGTAACAGTAATCAATAGATTTTCATCATCATTGATTTCATCAAGATAAAAAGAAGCTACTTTATTAGCAACATCTCTTTTAGAAAGACTTTCATCAAAGGTATAGTAAGAATTATAAACTACATTACTACCTTCTTTTCTTTCAATTTCAATTTTAATAGGATAAGAAACACTCATAGTCTTACTTTGTAAATGATAATACGTTTAGGTTTATTGATGAGGCCATGATTATACAAGAACCAATCCACAGGATTATCAGTAATTGTATTCATCATAACCTTTGTCTTTTTAGTATCTATGATAACTTCATTAGTTTCATAGTCGTAGTTACTAGGAATAATTACATCTCCATCTCTTTTGATGTAATTCTTACTTCTGATAAATTCAATATCCTCTTTATCATCAGGATTAAATTCACCATAAGATATAATGTTATCTCTTTCTGCGATAACAATTCCATCTTTACTATAACGATAAAAACCATAGTTACCATGGAATCTATCTATTTCGTCCTCTTCTTCTTGTGTAATAGCTGATAGTACAACCTTATAACCACTATTAGAACGGTATAAAGTCGTTTTGTCCCCAATCAATGGGAGCGGTATCTTTTTTATCATGATAGTTATCGATATATATTTTACATTCTTGAATCGCTTCCATAAGTTGCTCTCTATTACAACTAGAAGCTAATTCTGCAAAGTCCTTAGATTTATATCTCTTGGGTATAAGAACAGGTATTATATCGTATGTATCTTTAAGCCAAATAGCTTCCTTAATACCGACAATATCATTATCCATCAATGAAACAATTTTACCATCTATATTTAGCTTAGACTTAATCCAATCAAATTCATTAGGTCTAAGTCTATATGTTTCATGTGGAATAGCAATTACCCCAATAGATTGTTTTTGATTTCCATTTACTCCCCCGTAGAGCATCCACTCATTAACGGCCGCCCGAATACTAACTCTATCTTTAGTAGACTTAGTAATGACAATAACATCATAATCACTTCTATCTAAGTTATGAATACCTTCAAGATGATTACAATTAGTAATAAATCTAGTATTACCATGTTTTCTACGAGGAAAATACAGCTTGAAGTTATTTATACCATTCTTATCTTTACCTAGATAGTAAGCGTAACACGGGTCTTTAACATCATAATAATACTTAGGTTGAGGATTAACCTTTCTATTTATATAGTATTGTTCTACAGCATAAATAAAATTGATATTGAGGTCTTCAAGTTTAACACCAAATTGACTCCAATATTTAACATCATAATCATTCCATTTACGAACAACAAGTTCAATAATGGGTTTATTGTGCTTTATGATTTGCACAGCAGCATTGATACCATTGATAAGATTTATATCTTTCTCTTTACCATAGAATATATCTTTGAATGTTATCATGATATGCTTTAGTATCTTGATGAAATCTTGTTTATTAGATACATCAAAAGGCTTATTATACATAACACTCATAATAGCAGCTACAACATCGAAACAATCACCCCAGAAGCTGCCATTGAAATCTTTGAATTTAAGTTTACCACGAGAATCATAACGAAAACCTGCGGTAGGGTGAGTGTCATCTCTAAGAGGAGAACAGATTAAAACATTATTGTCTATACAATCTTTGATTACATTTTCATCAATACCAAGATAATAGCTAAATATAGTAATCTGACTTACTTTTTCAAGCACACTACTTTTAGTAACAGCAGTATTAGTTATATTTCTTCCCACAGTAATAAAAAAATATCCCCACAACAGTAGCATAACTACCATTGCGGGGATTCATCAAACACCTATTACATAATTCATGATATTACCTTAGAAAGGCATATCATCAGCAGCTTCCATGCCAAGATTGTTACCAAAAGCGGTATTACCAGCGGCCATCGGGTCGCCGATAGGTACACCACCCATAGCACCTCCAGCAGGAGCTTGCGCAGTATTGAAATTGGGCTGCTTAGCAGTTTCCAACTTCATAGGGTGAATACGTTCCTTAAGAACATCAAGACGGATAACGGGAAGAGTATTGTTCTTAAAGAGTTCAACACAACCTTCACCAACAAACGTCGGGAAAGAAAGGTCTTCACTCTTAACTACTGGCACCCAACCTTTCTTGTTGCTACGTACATAACGAACAAGTTTAATCCAAGTACGAACAAACTTACCATCTTTAGATTTATATACCGGAGTTCCATCTTCAACATCGGTTTGATTAAACATACGAACTACGTTTTCAAACACCTTAGTCCAAGACTTAAGAACTTCTTGAGAATCTACAGGAACATAATCACCATTTTCATCAAAATCTTCATAATCAAGACCTAACTTTTCAGCTTCTTCATCAGTAAATTCTCGGCCTTTGAGAACAAATACATTGAGAAGATGATTAAGCCAGTCAAATACGTTGTTTACTTTCCATTCATCTTTATGACCAGGAATAGAATCAGAAGTACTTTCAACAGCATTAAAACTAAGAGTTACAAATCGACGATTTGTAGGATTCTCATCGTTGCTAGCGAAAGTAAACACAAGTTGAGGTACGTCCATATCATTAAAGGAAGGCATGCCGACGCTTTCCTTACCAATATGGATAGTACGAAGTTCTACATTTTCAAGATGAGCAAGAAACAATCCAGATTGATGTGCTTGTTCATGACTGAATTTAAGTCGAACAGTACCTCGGGCAGAACTAATACCGCGACGAGGAGTTTTCTTAGTAGTAACAGGAGTGGCCGCACCTGTACCAACAGCTGGTTTCATATCAGCCGCTACGTTTTCATTTGCAAATGACATAGTTCAATAATTAAATTAGAGTGAGTATAAAAAAAGGGGATTGATTCTCATCAACCCCCTTATAAACATGACTTCGTTTTGGAGCTTGCAGACTAGTTTAAGCGACGTCTATAATAACGTTATAAATTAGTCTTCGTGTTCAGTTTCAACTTCGTCGAGTTCTTCGTCTTCCTTAGAATCACGAACAACATCAACATGCTTACCAAGCAGAAGCACTTTTACGTCTACTTCCTTATGTCCGTCGTGAACAGCAACAGTCTGAATGTTTTCAGTATCAATTTCAAACGTACGAACAGTCTTATCCATATCAAAGCCAAGGTCTGCTTTGAGTTGCTGCCATACATTAGAATCACTGAATGTAAGAGTAACACCAGTACCATTCATACCAGAAGGATTAGCAACACGAGAACCAGTGAACTTCTGAACTTCATCGCCTTGCATGAACTCGGAGATGATTTCCATTTGTTCTTCCTTAGTGATGTCAGCCTTAGTAAGAGCTTCAACGAGAGCTTCATTACCAGAAGCAAGAGCCTGCTCGAGAAGGTTATCAAAGTCACTTGCTACCTTACGAAGTTTTTCCTTCTTAGAAAGACGAAGAAGAGCAGTCTTAGGTTCGCCATTGGGAGTATATTCAGCTACACCCTTAGCGATACCCCAAAGGTCAAATTCATTGTGAATAGCAACCTTAGCTTCAGGGCTATCGATGTCAAGACCAGCAGACTTGCAGAAATCAACAACAACATCTTGCTTGCTAGTAATAGCAGCATTGATTTCATTTACGTTATTGATAAACATAACGTTGTCACCAGGCTTAAGGTCAAGCAAATTGCTAACCATAGGAGTAAGACGGAAACCACCACGAGTAGTAGTAGCAACAACCTGCGGAACAGAAACATTCGTACGAGTTTGACGAACAGTCGAAAGACCAAAGCTGAGTGCAGAACTAAGTTTTTTCATAATTGTGTAATTAAAATGGGTTGAGTTAATAAAATGGATTTATCTGAATGAAGAGGAATTGTTTAAGTTACATTTCGACTACCTCTACTTCCTCAAAAGAGGCATAGTCGGAAGGACTAAGATTACTATCAGTTACAACTTTAAGTTCAGTTGTTTCCATAACACCAAAGAGAACATCAGATGCAATCTCTCTAGCACCATAGGTAAAAGCTCTATGTCCAATTAAGATACGAGGATATTTTTTGTACGTATCTTTTTCAAACATACTAGCTTTAACAGCGTCACTATAAGTGAACCAACCAGTAGCTGTTACTTCTTTGCCATTAACATTACGAGTAAAAACATACTTTGTAATATAATCAACAGGATTAGAAGGAACTCTATACACAGCAATCTTACCACTATTGGTGATTTCTGTAGCATGAGTTCTATTAACAGCTATACCAAATTGCTTAGTATTGAGTTGGTAATCTTTATAGAGATTACCATTGAAATCTTTATACCATTTTACTGGATAAACATATACATTGTCATCAATACCTTTAGCAATATCAGCTTTCGCTTTTTCTTCTGCTTCCTTATGACTGCTACATTTAATAGCATAATCAGGAAGGCTATCATCAATATAAACATTGTTGCCATCTGTATATTCATACAGAGGTTGATAATCTTTTTCACACGTCCAAGTACAACCTGCCCTTAGTAACAATGCTTTGATGATATGAATATCAATACCTGTTTTGCCATTGATGACGTGAATATGTTCAAGACAACTACTAAAAGGAAGTTGGAGGTCTTGTGCTCGCATAAGAACGGCAAGTCCATCATTAACTGATTTAATACCTCCTTTTTCACTCCTCATAATCTTAGTAAGGAAATTCTCAGCAGCAACTAAATCTTTATCATCGAAAAGATTCAATTTGTTGAAAGAATTAGCACTTTGAATATCAGAAGTCTTAGCAGCTGCAGCAGGAACTTTATCAACAGCGGTATCGACATTCACCCCTCCATCTGTGCTACTATCTGTAGCATCATCAGGAATAATTTGTTTTTTGTCATTCATTATTTCATAGAACGCTTTGTAATTGTACACTGCAAAGATAACAATTCATCTTATATATCCAAAACAACATCACCAGTATTTTTATCATAGGCTATATTTTCCTTTTCCCTCATTATAGTCACCATGTCGCTATGTTTCATCGATTCTATTGCTTTCGCTTCTATACTATTATCAATATATAGACGATAACAAAGAACTTTGCGTTCTAAGGCAATTAAATTAGGAAATCGGGCATACCACGAAGGGAAATCGTCGCAGAATGAAGACGTGAAAATGACAATATCAAAACGGCCGCTTAGCTTGTTAGCGCTCTTATTTTTAATCGATAGGCAGTTGTCCAGCCCTTGGTCAAATCGTCGCTCATAGAGGCTAGAAAGTGCTCTTGCGCCCAACGTTTTCGTTTGACCTTTGCGTGCGCCGGATTGATACGTCAAAACTTTTCCATTCTCATCAACAACACTACTACTAGGTATTTCATTATGATATTCACCACAACTAATACCATTATCACGAAGATATTCAGCTACAGCTGTAGCAAACTCTCCTCTGTTATTTACAATAACAATCTTTTTATCAGAATGTTTTCTACATAGTTCCAAAATCTTATCAAGTTTATCTTCAGCATCTGTAACTATCTTCTTTCTAAGAGCTGTAACATTAAAGAAATTACGAGCCTTTTCATGAAGAACAATAGGATTAAATTGATCATCAATATCTCTTTGATACTCTATAGTAGTATCTAGATTAGGATTCCAACCATTGTTAATAGCAACATTATAACAATATTCACTAGCACTCATATTTTTGCGTTTATCACCATAAAGACCATAAGTAACATTATCAATAGTAGAAAATGCTTTTATGACGTTATTTATTATATCACAGCATTTATCATATTCAGCGCGAGTATCATCATTGAGAGAGATAGGAATGTGCCATTCCTCTACGGGGAAGTACATACTATTTATTTCGGTCACGTTGCCGAGATTGCTAATATGGCTTCTCGTAATATCATTAGTGTCTATTAAAGACAGATTTCCCATCAGATAATCACTAATATCAGTGTTATTACTAATAGCTGTAAGAATATGAAGAACAAAAGGACAAGACCTTGTCATCTTCCTAAGCACATTCAAATCGTTATTGACACCTACAGTAACAGCAATAGTGTAAGGGTAATTGAACTTTTCATAGATATAACCAGCAGTAAGAAATTTGATATTAGGACGATAACTAACACCATCAGGTATTTCTCTATCTAACTCAAATTTGTACCTATTAATATCATCATAAGTATTAAAAACAAAAACAATCTTAGTGTCTTTGTTTTTAGCTAGCATACCAGTAATAATTTCATACATCACATGATATATGAAATTCTTATTGTAAATATAAGCATAAGCTCTGGCTCTATTCTTACGAAAAGCGTCCATGAACTCATCTAAAAATTTAATCTTCTTTCTATCACTCATATCATTTTGTTTTTAGCATTCCTCTGCATCTTCAAATAAATCAGCATAAAAGCCACTATTCTTTTTGATAATAGCTTTACCCGAAAGCTGCATCTTATCTCTATTACCTTTAAGGTTAGGAGATATACGAAGTTTTATAGGGTCAATCAATTTCATACACTCGTCCCTATAATACATGTAATTGATATTTCGGTTATTGATATTCTCATCATCAAGAGTATTTAGAACAATAACTTGTTTACCTGCACACATACCATTACGAGTACTATCGGAAACTTTTTCAATAACACCTCCTTTATTGGCAACATAAAATCTTACATTTCGTTGTAGTTTATGACAACCACTAGAATCTGTAAATTCAACATGAAAAGCTCTACCAACATTTTGAGTTTTACAAAAGTCAAGAATGTTAGTAGCTTCATATAGTGTTTCTAGAACAGGTTTATCTTCAAGGAAGTAAGCAACAACAGCTTTGGCTACAATAGGCATATCATAACCTTTACTTAAGTCAGCCATATACATAAAAGGATTCAAAGCACCTTTATATGTAATACTTCCATTGACTTCTTGAACGAAGTAATTGTTAATATCTCTATTGATATAACAATTATATTCTTCACTATCAAGACCTAATCTAGTATATTCTTGCCAATCAGCAATAATTCTATCATAAACATCTTTCTTATCTTTTCTAACCTTTACAACAATACCATCAGTGTTGGCACTCATAACTTCAAGACCATTTATCTCTAGTTCTTCGCATAACATCAATAAGAACAACTGTCCGTTGATTGTTACTTTAAGTACTGCAAGTCTATCGCAAATATCTCCATACTCATAACCAAGTTTACCATATATGGAGTTAATAACAATCTTAAGAACTTGAGCAAGAATGTCTTTTGGAATACCATCAATATAATCTTCTTTACTATGTTTTGCAGAAACACGCGTATCTCTTAACCACTTAACCAATTTAACGAATACACCTTCGTTAATATGTTTAGGGGCTATTCGATATTCAACAATAAGACTAGGATAAAACGAAGAAACATCAGCATGAACATAAACATAGCTGTCATCTGTCATATTAGACCATATATCACCATTATCTTCCACGCCCTCCCCCGTAGAGGAATCCTTCATCTTGATTCTACTCTTAAGCTCTCTGGGAATGTCTTGACTATGAAGGCCACCAGTAGCCATAGTATAAGTAAGATTATTTATAGTAATATTCTTCTCAAAAGCCTTTTTATTAACACTAGTAACAACAGTCTTACGAATCTCTTCTAAGAACACTTGCATTTTCTCTGTCTTAAATTTAATCTCGGGGAAGATTACATTCTTGAATGCCATATTAGTTCGTTCTGTCTTTCGACCTCTCCAGGCACTTGGCTGGAGATTACTAAATTCAGAATAGAACTTAATGAACATTTTATCTGCAATGTTACTACGACTACTGCTTAAAACATCAATACCATAAGCCTTTGTAATGTTATATCTAAGTTTAACTTCATCAATAAACAACCTAACCATCTCACAGACGATAAATACATCATTAGTATTATACTTCATAACGTCATCAATCCATTCTGGAATGATATATCTATCCCACTTATCAATAAGACGATTAAGTTTATCAGCAGGAATACCTCTGAGCCGCTCATTCTTTTGATACAAATGAATATCTAAATCACTAATATCAGGAAGTTCATGTTCGAGAAGCTCATACCATTGTAAATTGATAGATGTTTGTTTAAGACTTTTGGCGAAATAGACTGTTTCACCACTATCTTTATTAACGCCCTTACCAACTTTATTAAGAGCAAAGATTGTCATAACATCTATATCAACATAAGGCATAGAATAACCATTAAGCATATTAAGAGTATAATCTCTCCTAGCCATCTCTTTATTATCTTGAAGACTTATTATCTTCTTACTCAATTCATATAATCTGGTAATAAGTTCTTTTGTAGTATCTACTTGCCCTGCGAACATAAGGAGACCAGCAACCATATATTTATCATAACGGTTATTGTTATATCCAAACATATCAGTTCTAATAGCAACACCATCATCTGTGCGATGAGGCCTCATACTATTAAGATAACCGAGCATAGGTATTAACTGACTATCATCTTTATCAGTTATATAGAACTTTTTTACCTTTACAGAATCGAGTTTATCTTTAATTTCAGATACAGTGTATTTCTGAACAAGAGGAATAGGCCGACGTTTCTTACTATCATCTCTACAATCATCAAAGACTTTAAGGTAATCACCTAAATCTACGATAACAATAGAAAAGAAGTTGGGGAGTATTTCAACGTCATACGCTCTAGTATCAATCATAATCTCATATTTATGTTATCCATAGCATATAACCAATCTTTTTCTGGCTCTACTACAAGCAACATAAATACGACGAAGTAAATCATCTACATCAGCATAGGCTCTACCATTTTTATCATATAACATATCATTCAAATCAACAAAAACATTATCATAAGTACTACCTTGACTCTTATGAGAGGTAATAGCAAACCCATAATCAATATCTCTTGCATACAGAATAGTACCATTTTTACTGATAACATTAGTAGGCAAAAGATACTTACGTTTGAATGTATAATAAGCCTTCCATTTGGCACTACGAGTACCACCAGTGGCACTTTTGGCAGTTTGTATCAAATTAGAAATAGTCTTATGATACATGTTAATCGTATAATTATCATTAGGGTCGATTATAAAAGTAGGAGCGGTAACTTTACCACCATGTACTTTTTGGAATCTAACAAGAAAACCCTTAAAACTATACTTAGGATCTACGAAATCAGCCAAATCATGAATAATATACTCTTCACTATTGTTCATAACAACATCATTGAAATCATCAACAATAGTTTCATAGCACATAAACAAATCATGCTTGGTGATAATATTCTTATCAGCAGATTGTACTATTCTGTTACGAACGAATGTATTCCAATATGACACTTTAGCATTAGTATAAGCAACAATGCGATACATGTCAATATTCTTAGTATATTCTTCATCTTTGAAACTCTTCTCAATCACATTAGCAAATTCATCACTACGACAAATATAAAAGCCTTCACCGTCATCATTTATCTTATTAAGACCAATGTTCTTACTAACAAACTCAATAAACTTATAAGTTTTATGGCTTACATCTGTACGAATAAGGTCTAATATCTCTCTAATAGGATTAACTTTATCTTGACGAACAATAGTTGTAAGTTGAAAAGTCTTTCCACAACGAGAGAAAGCAATAGATTTACGTTCATTTACAGGTGCAAGCTGTTTATCATCACCAATCATAATAACTTTAATACCCAGAGATTTGGTCTTATTATAAATATAAGTAACCAATCCAGCAGTAAGCATACTAGCCTCATCAATAATCAATACAGCTATATTATCCAATTTAGGACTAGCAGTAGGATCAAATTGAGGATTCTTAGGGTCAAAATTATCAAGATTGAGATTAAGACGAAGACCAAATGTACTTTGAATAGTATATACTTTTTCATTTCCAATAGCTTCACTAAAAACTCTACAAGCCTTATGAGTAGTACTAGTACAACGAATCATACTAGGACTATACTTACAATGTGTAATGATGTAATTAGTAACAAATGTTTTACCAACACCACCAGCACCAACAAGACCAACCATGTGATTAGCATTGTTGAAATCACCATCGATAAACTCGATAAGACCTTGAATAGCTACTTTCTGGTCTTCAGTAAAAACAATAGTCTTATCGGGAAGAGTAGGTGTTTTATTAGGCACACCTACGCCTTTTCGGTTGAACCAATCAATGTTATTTTCTTCAGACATTAAATAATCTCTTTTTGTATCTGGTTGTTATTGTGTCATAGAATCTACGAAAGTAGGCCAGTTGTTTCTTACCTTCTTCATTATCCCAATCCACATATATCTTTTTTATACGAAATACTTCTTTCTTAGTAATGTTATCAATGACAACATTTCCATGCACACATAAACCAGGAGCAAACGGAAGATAATGAAGAAGATGATTCTTTCTTCTACCAGCTTCTCTTATATATTGTATTCTTTTTTTGTTCTTATCTAAGAACCTAGAATAAACAATTTTTCGCTTACCACAGGCATAACTAATTGTAGCAATAGGATAATTTGTACCATTACATATAACAAAAAAAGACGCATCAAGTGTAATACCAACTACACCAGATACGTCTTTGTGTACTATTTTGAAAGAAGTATTTGGGTTTGCATTTGATTTTCTGCCCTCCCCCGTAGAGGAATGGCATACTTTAACGCTAAAATCAAATACTGCCATCTCATATTCAATCTTCTGTTTCGTCTACATTATCATCATTATCTTCATTGTTATCAATAGCATTTTCTTGGCGGCGCGTCGATAACAATTTACGATATGACTTGTAGATATTGGGAGCATTAGATGTTTGCTTAGTATAAACAACTACATATCCGCAATGATTAACAAGGTAATCAATCTTACCACGAACTCTGATACCAACTTCAGCAGATTTACCAATGCAGATAACCTTACCGAGAGTATCTACACTAACTCCTTTTTTAGCCATTACAGAACGAACGGCATAAACTTCATCGTACTTTGATTTACTCATACTTTACATTTAATTTTGGGGTTATAATTATATGTCTAAGATAAGACACGTTATTTGCAGGATTACTAGCAATATCAATATAGAATAGATAAGATTGAAAATACCTCGTTCTACATGTTTATCGCGATTTGTTCTTTTATCATCAAAGAATATCTTATATAAGATATTACATAAGGTCTTTGGTGATATAATCATAATCAATAATAGTGGTATTGTTATGAATGATACGATTATGTACATAATTAGTAATATGATTAAGATTAAGTTTGTGCTATATGGGAGAATAAGGCATAGCGATTTCGCTTGGTCTATGATTGAATCATAAGACGCTCGCTTTGCCTATTTATTTGGCTTGTATTGAGTTGTTTTTGCTTGAGTAAGGGGATAACTCGGCCAGAACATTTGACGGCCTACTAGAGCCTACTCGGGGCAACTCGTTTTTCAGCTGTTCGTTTAATGATACCAAATAAAAATAGTAGGAGTAGCACTAATACGATTAGCACTACTACCTACTACCTCAAACATATTACCATTAAACAACTCTTATGAGTTGAGGGTAGTGTGAGAATCGAACTCACATAGATATTACTATCTATAACCGTTCTACCCTAAGGATAATTACTTATCCTCTTCTTTCAATGAATCTGCGTATTCCACAGCGGCTTCAGACATAATCTTATAAGCAACTGCCATATTGTTCAAAATATCACCTAAAAACGCATTTGTGTTAAGGGTTTTGCTAGATTCATAGAGATTTTTCTCTGTAACAGCTTTAAGAATATCAACAGAATCAATGAAGATGTTATTGATAATCTCAGCATCACCGTCTTTAATAACAAGAAGACCATTATCTCTAATAGAAGTATGTGCTGCAGTAAGTACAGTTTTACTTACAAAGTCAATAAGTGCTGTTTTAATATCGTTATCTTGTTCCATAATAGTATTATTGTTATAATTGTTGTTTTGTTATTTAGCTGCGTAGCAATCAGAATCCTTAATACAAGAAGAAGGTTCATCTTCTTTATCAATGTCATCATCAGAACCATTAGATTCTTCATCAGAACCAGAAGGTTCAAAACCATCTACAGCAACATAAAGGTCATCACAAGCACTTTTCAGTTCCTTATAAAGACCAGAAAGAGTTTTAAGAGCCAGTTTACTAACTTCTTTGGGATCGATTTCATCGCTATTAGGAAGCTCATCAAGACGAGAAATAAATCGCTTAAGCATACAAGTAGTAGCATAATTGATTCTATCACTCATAGGAGAAATATCCTTAATGACAATCATTCCATTTAGTTCTTCATCTACCAGAGTTAGAAAACTACTAGCAAGAACAGTAGCAACAAGATTGTCAAAACGATCAAGTTGCTCTTCTTCAGAAGGAAAAGGTTTATTTGATTCCATATTTGTTCATTTCATCAACATCAACATCGTATTCGCCATTACGTTCGTATTCGGCTACAACGTCATCAATGTCTTTATTGAAAATGTCCTTAGACATTTTAATCTTATCGTCTTCAAACATAAGATTAGAATTATGATTACAATAAACAACAATAACCTTATAAGTAACTCAATAGTTAGTAGTGGTTAGGTATTGAACAGTCTCCTTCCTCTACGAGGGAAGTCATTGTTGTCTATTGCAATCAAGATTGGTGTATGCTATTTGTTACTTAGCAAGAAAGTCCTTAGCGTCCATTTCTGCACACTCCTTAGACTTCTTAGTAAGATACTCATAGAAAGTCTCTGTGGATTCTTCATCACAAACACTATCAAAAGTCTTACTCAGTTCTTTACGAGCAAGTTCATTTGCAGCATTAGTGATATTCTCTGAGAGAACTTTAATAGCAGCATTAAGAGCATCAAAGAAGAAACCTTCAAGATAACTATAATCACGATTAAGATTACGATACTTGACGGTAAACTTGTTATAGCGGAACATTACGTATTGCTTATCACCGCTAATATCTCCACGTTCATTAAGATACTTAAGAAGCGCAAGAGACGTAAGGCGAGCTAAATCTCGGTTATTACGGAAGAGCAAACCGATTTTAGCAAAATGATAAGGATAACGCTTAGCATTGGGGTCAAGACCACGTTTGTTTGCAGTAGCATCATCACCATCACGATAACCACTGTTCATAACAACAGTACCATCAGTTTCAACTTTAACTTGACCAGTCTTAATAGCTTCAGTAAGTTGGTCAGACATAGTTTTACTCATAATTGTTTTGAGTTTGAGATTAGAAAAATGATTTGTTTTGGTTCTATCATCGGAACGCTTAACGGCATCAAGAATAATGATAGTATTTAATATCCGAGCGATATTAACAACCGCAGCAAAGGTACTAAATGAATTTATAACCAACAAGAAATCTCGTAAGTTTTTAAGCAAGACCAATTCAAATAGTACCAATGCTGCAGACGTTAAAGCGTTTTGTTCACAAGAGCATTAGTTTATAACTCTTGTGTATTATGACAAGTTCTTACTCGAAAGAAGCCATAAGAATCTTATCAGCAAGTTTATCAGCCATCTTATTACCAACCTTAGAAAGACGGATATTGGTGATGTAATTGATAATCACATCATGTTGGAAATAAGTAGCATTCTCTTCAGTAGCAGGTTTATTGCTAAAGGGATTGTAATAAGCAACACCTTGAGGAACACGTTGCTGAATCACATCAACCTTAGCGCCAGAAAGGATAAGCGTAATTGCTTTGGGGTTATTGATGAGAGTATTGGCAAGCCAAGAGAGTTCATCATTCTCTTTAATAGCACCAACAAGTGCATAAAGAGAAGAGAAGATAATGTTAGTCTTACCTTCAGAGTAAACACCATCTTGGTCTGCAATGAAACCATCAATTTGGGTTCCAAGAGTGAGAGATACCATAGTATAGGCATCTTTCTCAGTAGCATTAAGGTTCTTAACTGTTACGTCCTTAATGCGCTTAGCGCCTTCAGAAAGGAGCTGAGTGATAGGATTAGCAGCCTTAATGTTAGCAGCTGCAGTTTCGTTGATTACAACACCACCATTGTTGTTGTTAGCATTTTCATTCACGTTAGCGTTGTTAGTTACTTGAGTAGACATAATAAAAAGTATTTGGGAGTTATTGTTTGGTTAATGAGTTTGTCTTATGGGATACAGAAATCCCGATCACACTAATCAGTGCAATCGGGATCTGTAGGAGTTTGCACACCAAGAACTGGTGCATGTTGAGGCGCGTAATACGTAGGAAGAGGACGAACAGTAGGCTTATCTTGAAGATTGATAACATCGTTATCAACATTCTGTATTTCCTTATGCAGTTCGTTAATTTCACTATGAATATCTTCAGTAGCAAACTCTACGTATTTAACTCTGGTATAAATGTCTTCTACATATACCAATGTTACGAGGCTCGTGGTCATTACCACTAGCATCATGAAGTTCGACTTCAAGAATGCCTTTGTTTTAGTCAGTGTTACCATTCTTTTAATCTTATAGAACCTTCAAGTTGATTAGAACAAGCAATAATATCTCTATCATTAAGAATATTCTCAAAATTATTGACAAAGTCATCTACAACCATAACATCGTTAAGTTCGATGCTATAAGCTATATATTTACCTTTATCTGTTTTATTCTCCTTATTAGAGGTGGCTTGAGAATTAAGAAGACTTGCAACTTTTAGCAAGTCTTCTTTAGTTCTAATGATAACTTGAGTAACAAGTCTATCTATAGCTTCTTCCATACTACCATTGATAGTATGTTCGTAAACACTCAAAGTTTTCATCACTTTATCATTACAAGGTCATTGTCATAAGTCACATTGATTTGCGTAGCATAATCAACAAGACTAATATCCTCACAAATGTTTACAAATTCATTGATGAATTTATAGGCAGGAGTAAGACTTTTGAGTTCAATGACGTAACCTTTATATCCTTCTTCATCGCTATTGCTTTTGTTATGCAATGCTTTAGAATTAAGAAGACTTACAATTTCAGAAAGTTCTTCTTTGGTTTCAACAGTAACTTGATGAACAAGAGTTTTGCTACTAACGTTATCGCCAACGTAAGTAACTTCATAGATGTTTAACAGTTTCATATAGATGTGGATTATGAGTTATAGTACTAGTATTGCTACTATGAGCAACACTAGTACTAATGAGATCTGTTTAGAGGACTTCAACGTTTACATCATCTTGACGATGAGCGTCATGACGAAAAGCAGATGTTGCTTTACGAATAGTTGTAAGTGCAACACGATTGGTTACTTCAGAAGTATTTCTACCATAGAACAACTCCATAGTGTACTTACTAGTAAAGTTACCTTGACGATCACGTTGAATCATGGCAAGGTCTTCAAGAGCATCTTTAAGAGTTTGAAGCTCTTTAATATCATTGAAGACGAAATAGCCATACAGCTGTGGTACTTCCACAGGTTGGCCAAGGGGAATGTAATCCACCTTAACTACGATTTGAGCGTTATCCATATTATCATCAGGATTATGTTCCACATTAAGATACAAAAACTCCCCCACAGCCATATTACTATGACTATGAGGGAGAAAAACCTATATGGAACTATGAAAATTGTGAGAGAATTGTCAGTCTTTCTTTGCAGCAGTAACAAGAGTTTTTCTTATATCAGCAACAGTACCACCTTTACCATTGATAGTACGAACATTAGCTTCGCTGATAGCGAAATCAAGTTCAGTGGAATTACTGAAATCAAGTTCAGAAAGAACTTTTGTGAGGTGCAACTTCTGTTGAAGATTATCGAGAGAAGAAAGAAGAGTGCTTAGGTCTTGAATATCAGTTGATTCAAGATAGTAAGAAGCGTATGTATCGGCGTTAGGATTAAATTGAGCAACAGCAAGGCTATTGAGAGACGATGTGAGAGTTGGAATAGAATCTAGATTAGGGTCTGAAATGACGGTAAGGAGAGTACGAGAGAGTTCAGTAGCATTACGAACTCCACGAACAACACGATAAACAGCTAAACCTTTCATCTTTTTCAATCTAAACCAACAACCAAAACGTTACTCTTATCAAGAACACCTAATCTTTTCATATCCTTCTCAACCTGATACATAAGAGTATCCAAAGTATGATATTGAATCTTATTCAAATCCAAATCATTCTTAGTAACAATACACTTAACCTTATTGTTATTGCAAATAGCCCTAACATAAGCAATAGCTTTTTGAAGGTTGTTTCCAAGACAAGCAACATACTCTCTTCGAGCAGTATCTTCACCTTTACGTGTGATGAAGAATGAGAACTTAATGTACATAAGCGATGTGTTTAATGGGTTATATGCTTTGTTCATTTGGTTCACGCTGCAAAGGTAATAAACCTTCGCATAACAACCAAACAAACAAACCAAAATTCGTTGTGTTTCTTGTTTGAGGGTACTGACATGAACGCTTAAAAGGACATTCCAGCGTCTTGCCGACCTTCGATATGTATATGTTTGAGGACTGATAATCAAGTATTTACTGCGTATTTAGTACCGTAGTGGTTACAACTCTAATTATATAAACAATAATAGTAAGGGGAGAGCCGTAGCCCTCCCCGATACTATCATTTAGAGTATGAACGTTTGCATGTCGGCTGCTTCGATAGCAGCAAGGGTTTGCCGCATTACGCGTTTACCAGCGTCACCAAGGCTGATACTAACAATACGAGTAGAAAAGCATTCTTGGTCGTATGCGTGGCCTTTGTCGCTGACCTCGCCAACGGCATGCGTTTGGCGAAGCACTTTGATTTTTGCGCCGATAAGGATAAGGCGCAAGCGGTCGTTTCGCTTTTCAGCGTCAGCGAGAGCACGGACACGAGCAATGGTATATTGGTCGTCGTCATTGCGAAGACTTTGCTCGAGAGCGTCGAAGAGAATGCTTGGGTAAAACCAAAGCGTATTAACCTCGGTGTAATTACCATCGCCGTTCATGCCGACGAACTTCTCGGCAGTCGAGACAGCGATTTGCTTGCGACCTTCGCTGAATTGCGTAGCGACGGCTGCGGTACGAAGCACTTTGAGTTCCACTTCGATACCATCTTTCCAATAGTCGAACGTGTGCTTAGCTGCGTTATCAGCAGCATTGTTGGTTACATTTGCCATAATTAGAGTTGTTAATGTGTAAATGATAATTGTTGTCAGGATTCTCTATGTTATATGTTTGAGGATAACTACAAAAGTTGCAGGAGCAACCACCACTAGATGATTGCTCCTATGCAACTACTTTTCACGGAAATAAAGAACGATACCACCAACAAAGGTAACACAAAGAAGGAAGATAGCACCACCTTTGATTGCTTCCATAGCGAACATTGACTTCATACCAATGAGCGTTGTAACGCCATAAGAAACAGGAAGCACAGCTGCAAATGCACCAGCAGCAGCAACGATAAAGAACGTAATCCAAAGATAAGCATCACGCTTCATGTTATCGTCTTGGTTTCTGCTGTACCACACAGCACCAGCCACCCACACGAGCAGCGACAAGATTGCCAAGAAGGCAGTTGTCGCTACTTCGTTCACGTTGCCCATATAAGGCTTGTTGTTGATGTTTGCTACGACGATGTCGATTGCAAAGCTAGTGAGCATCGAGAAGGATACCACTGTCATTGCGGTTGCGATGATGCTGAGAACGATTGTCTTGATGTTGTTGAACATGATTGTAGTTGTTTAGATGTTAATATATTGTCAAGAGTTATTGTGTTATATGTTTGAGGAAAAGAAATTAGATTGGAATTGGTATATACGGGGGTAGCAAAAGTGTCGCTCACGCCTGGGGGGCGTTCGCTCCAAAGAACCCCGCTCACGATTACTCACACAAAATCCACCTACACCCAGATACTTATTACAACCAACATTTTTATCATCATCTTAATCTTCCATCTTATTCTCACTTTAATTTATATCTTCACCCAAAATCCAGATACAACCTCATCTTCATTATAATCATACTTATAACTCCCAACACAATCTCATCTCTCCTCTTTACTCTAATCTTTATGACCTTCCTTATAATCATATTACACTTCATCGTCATCGTCGCCTGAATCTTCACACCTATAACTATTTGCTCTTACACTCTACTTCAACCCAAGCCTTTATATTCATAATAATCCAAATTATCAGCATAACTCTTACACATTATCATATCAATTTTCGTTATTACAATCGCCCCAATCTTCATCTCCTTTATCCACAACCACCTTAATCATAACTCATATCTACACTAATTCTCAACCTTAATCTAAATTATCATCTTTATTTAACCTCAACCACCGTATCTATAACCACCTACACTTGTTTGTGTTGTGTATGCAACAGCATATAACATCGTTATATAACACCTAAATAAACATCTATATCTCATATAAATAACCATATAAATAACAATCTACAGCTTTAGCAACTGCTAGCTGAATAGTATTTTAATATGCTTTATTTGCAACTTAATCTACTGAATTATCCAAATAACCAGCTTTGCCAGAAGCCCCGCCAGCGGCCTCCCCACCGCCCCTCGAGCGCGTGCGTCTATCAGATACAGTCAGATAAAGACAATTATTAGTACCATTATTACCAATACCATCTACTTAATCGGGACTCGTTTCATCTGTATTGGCAGGCCTACCGCCGCGCCCAGATAGCATGGTAATACTCTTACAGATGCTCTTATAGATAAAGACCGTAATAGAGATAGAGATAAAGATGAACCCTGTTTCCCATCGTTATAATAATAAAGGTATAGATTTAGATAGAATGATTAGAATAATAAAGCTGTTCGTCGAACAGGTCTTTAAGCTGTTGTTTAAGTTGATATTTAAGTTAGTCTTAATGCTATTGTTTAGACTAGTTCTAATAAAGATAGTAGAGCTGGCAATGGTTATGCATTTCCCTACGGGGGAGCCGGCACGAGCGAAGCGAGGTGCCTTCAGATATAATCACGTTGCTCGTTATCATTATTAAGATGTAGATAGTAATGATTGTACTTATTGTATTTGAAGATTAGATCGTCGTCCTCCCCCGTAGGGAAATGCCATACCTCGAACTCTTTCTAATCTTGTTTCTGCTCTTTATAATGAAGATATAGATTCTATTCCAGATAAAGATAAAGATAGAAATAAAGATAAAGATAGAAATTAAAATTCAGATCGTTATTTAGATTAAAACTTAAATCTTATTTTATCTCGTCTTATAGATAATCATATATCTGGTAAACGACCTCCTACCAGGCTCCAGTCCAACGCCGCATGGTATATA